CTATTGCAGAGTGCGCCCTTCGTGGTGCCGCACTTCGTCCTCAATCTGATTCACGAAGTCTTCGATCTGGTCCTCGTCAAACACCTTGTTGTCGAACGGCACCTGACGAAGGATCTCGACGGCATTCCGGTACGCTGGCTCCAAGGAGGTGTTCTGAGGACGCCCCACTATGAAATGAACCTGAACATCCTCGGTTGTGCCAATCTTGACGGCTGAAAGGTGCCCCAGCCAGCGGCGTGCCTTATCCTTGATGTTGTCTGCGTCAGACAGGTCGAATGAAAGTGGCTCGTATACGTGCCAGCGCCCGTTCTTCCACGCATGACGAAACTCGACAGCGTCCGTATTTCCTTGGATGCGCTTCGGCTCCAGCTCAACGTTTACACCATGCTCCTTGAGCTTCGCCTCGACGGGACGCCATACGTCGTCATCACTCCGTCGGCGCTCAGACGGTCGATCATACCTCGATACAAAACGCAGATAGAGCTGATCGAAGGTCTTCTGCGGGTCCGCAGTCAGGCCGGCGCCTACTGGCGACCACTGCAACGAGCTGTCATCGAGCGGCAACGCGATCCGCGCATAGTCACCGGCTGTCCTCTCGCCTTTGAAAAGGCCCTCACTTTTCAGACTACGCTGAACGCTCTTCATCCCCCGATCGATGGCTTCGATCGCGCGCTTGTAGGACTCACTGTCCAGATCCGGAAAAACATTCTTTATACGGCCGAATGTTTTGCGGGATTTCGTCAGGATGAGCGGTCGACCAGGGACGACCATGACCAAGCCGACATTCACGAACTCGCCCGTAAGGACATCGTGAATGTATCGCAGAACGACGTAGCTATACGGCTCCTTCGCGGTCATGCCAGTATCCTCCCAAGTTCCCCGATGCATGCATCGATGTTGTCCCTAGCCTCGGCGATCAACTTCAGCGCAGCATCTATGTCGGCGCGGGCTGCTGCCCACTCCGGGGGGATGGCTCCTTCATACTCCTGCAGCCGCGCATCCGACAAGGCGCTCCAGCGAGATTTGATCTCGCTGAAGTCGAACGGCGCGCCTTTCAGCTCATGCACGAAAATATGCCTGCCAGGGGTTTCTAAGTCCCTCATGCCGCCAAGTACCCATGGCGCGCGCCACAGGAGGAGCAGGCGGTGGGCGAAGGCAAGCTCGTGATCGATGATCCTCAGATCGTTGCCCCTGACAAGGCAGTTCGGATTCTCTGCCCGCCGATCAGGGTTCTGGATGATCGCGTCGAACAGCAGGATGCCAGCGGCAACTGGCCTCATCGCGTCAGAGAGGCGCTGACCGCTGCTCCAGGCGGAGAAACCCGTGCTGCGCGTAGAGCCAAACGCCAAGGGACAACTGCGGCGCAGCTTGTCAGCGATCTGGGGGTCTGTCACCACCGGAAAAATCTCCGGCGGGATCTCGACGATCCAGGGCCTTGGCACCGGAAGCCCCAGATCGGCTGCAAGACATGCGGCAATGGCCTCTCTCGCCAGGTTCACTACCGCCTGGTCGCAACCTGCCGAAAGCTTGACGAAAACTTCGACCTCTTCCTCGCCATCCGCCTCGCAGGCCGACAGGACAGGCCCTGTTCGTCCCTGTACCGCAGCCCGGTCGATCCGGGTAAGGACGGCGCGAGGTATCATGCGGCCTTCGCCCGACCGTCGAAGATCTCGTGTAGCATGGCCGGAATAAGAGCCTCCACGTCCTTAGCAGTGCTGGCGCGGATGCCGCGGGCCTCGCGGGCCTTCGCATGCAGACGGTCAAACCATTCCTGGCGGCCGATCGGTGGCGTCGGAACGGTAATTGCCTCCAGCGCTCCTTGCCCCAGAGTGCGGTTCCTGTCGGCACTTCCGGGCGATGCGGATTGGACCTTGCCGAGACCTTCAGAGGTCTGGAGGTAGAACCAGATGAACTCGGCTGTCGCGAGCCCCTGAGTGGGAACGCATGTCAGGTAGCGGTGCGAGCCGACCCGCCCATGGTCATCGGGGCCAGCCACTGCGAACGCCCCCTCCCAAGCCTTGATGTTGCTGAACACGAGGTCGCCTTGCTGAACAAGGAAGAGCTTTTGCCAGCTCAGGTCCGCGCCCAGCAGATCGGGTTTATGAAAAGTACCGCGGCCGAACGAACGGACGCCGAGCTCGGGATAGCTCGCGTCAAGATCGATCTCGACCGGCCTGCGCATCAGCGGCGCGACCTCGGCCATGGGGCGCAGGGGGGCGCCATCGATGGCGCGCTGAAAGGCTTTTAGCAGCAGCGCCCGCGTCTCCCGCTCTGCCGCCTCGATAGCGTTGCGGCGTTCGTCCACCAGTGCCGCGACCTGGTCGAGCCTTTCGACGATGCGGCGCTGATCGTCGAGGGACGGCAGCGGGATCTTTAGCGACAGGAACTTTTCTGGAGAAATAGTGTCGCGGCGCGCGCCCATACCGCGGGACTTCCGACGTAGTGCATGCCAATTGGGAGCATACTTAAGGAACCATCCCACATAGGCGATAATTGCCCGTTCCTCGTCGCAGCGGAATGTGGGGAACTGGGTCGAGAGAAAGCGTCCAGAATTTTCTGGATCAACGACGGCGATCGCACCTTCCCAGCCCTTGAGTTGGCTTAAGACGACCTGCCCGACCGAAAGCTGGTGAAAACGCTTGTAGGTTGTCTCCGATCCGCGCAGCGGCTCACGATGGAAAAGCCCTCGCCCAAAGCCGTAGACGCCAGACATTTCGTAAGTTGTAGTCGCATCAATATCGACTGCATTTATATCAAGCTGCAGAACTTCGGACAGCGGAACACTCTTGTCGCGCATCACAGTCGCTCCGCTAGCACGGCCTTGATCTCGTCCATAATCTCGATGATCCGCTGCTCCTGTGCGATGATCGCATCCGCGATCTCCGCCGGCGCACGGTGATCTACGACCTCTGCGGAATGCGGGTTCTTGATGTCCAAGTTGCAGGCGACAACGCGATCCTGCGCGTCGCGCTGGATCAGGTCAGCGGCCGAGACCTTCCAGGCGCGCTCGTTCGGCTCGCGCTTCTTCCACCAGGCGAGGCAGTCCGCAAATTCCTCATAGGCCATGGGCGCGGTCTTCGAGTACTTCTTGCGGCCCTCCGGCAGCGGCATCTCGTAGTACCAGATGTCCTTCGTCGGTCCGGTCGTGTCGAAGAAGATCAGGTTTGCCGGGATGTCCGTATAGGGCGCGAAGACCCCCTCACGCAGCCGGACCACCGTGTGCAGGTTGAACTTCTCGAGCAGGTCCGCCTTGATCCGCGCCGAGATGCCATCGCCGAACAGCGTGCCGTGCGGAACGACGACCGCGGCCCGCCCGCGCCCGGCGCGCTTCAGCCGCCGCATGATCAGTTGCAGGAACAGTAGCGCCGTTTCGGCCGTGCGCCGGTCCTCGGGGAAGTTGTTGAGGATGCCCGCCTCCTCCTCGCCGCCGAACGGCGGATTGGTCAGGATGACATTGACCCTCTGATCCTCGCCGATCTCGGCCAGGCGGAAGCGAAGGGCGTTGCCGGGGTCGATGCGCGGGGCATGCAGGCCGTGCAGCAGGAGGTTGAGCTGGGACAGAAGGAACGGTAGCGACTTGGCCTCGCCACCGAAGAAGCTGTCCTCCTGCAGGATGCGCCGCTTCTCGACCGTATCGGCCTGGCGCTCGAGATGCTGAAAGGCCTCTGTCAGAAATCCGCCGGTGCCGCATGCCGGATCGAGGATGGTCTCGCCCAGTTTGGGATCGGTCACTTCGACCATGAACCGCACGACCGGCCGAGGCGTGTAGAACTCGCCTGAGTCCCCTGCCGCGTCACGCATCTCGCGCAGCAGCGTCTCGTAAAGGCGACCGAGGGTATGGACTTCCTCCGACGAGTCGAAGTGGATGCCGTCGATCAGATTGACGACGTCGCGCAGCAGGTAGCCGCTCTCCATCCGGTTTGCGAAGCCCTGAAAGACGGTCGCGATCACGTCGCGCCGTTCGCGCCGCCCGTTATCGCCTCGCAAGCCTCGGAGATAGGCGAAGAGCCCCGGGCCGCGCGTGTCGTCCGGGCGCTCGGTCATTTCGGAAACGAGAAACGACAGGAGGTCGGGGCCGGTGATGCCATCCGCATCTGCCGCCCAGTCGCGCCAACGATAAGGGGCTTCGATAATCGGGCGATAGTCCTTGCCTGCGAGCTCCGCGCGTCCTTCCTCGATCCGTTCCATGTCGTCGAGGAACTTCAGGAACATGATCCAGGTCAGCATCGGCAACCGATCGAGGTCGCCGTTCAGCCCCTTGTCCTTTCGCATGATCTTGCGGGCGGACTTGATGATGCTGTCGAGACGCTGGGCAGTGGTCAGTTGCTTCGGCGCAGCCTTCTTACGGGCGGTTCTGGCCAAGTTGGATCTCCTTCAATTCAAGCGGTGTAGAGCAAACGCTGCAGCTCGGTGACGGCGCTGCGCAGCTCCTTGCCCCCGCCGAAGCGGGCGGCGATTTCGATGACGTTGCCCCACTCGTTGAACGGGGGCACTTCCAGGATGTCCGGAAGCTTGAACTGGGCACTGCCATGTTCGGCATACTTTTCAAGCACGGCATCCAAGACCTCGCGGGCATCCGGCCCGAAGCGGTCCAGAAACTCGTCCTGCTCTCTCAGCAGACGGTCAGCACGCTCGCGCCGGGTTCGCAGCGGCGCGTTATATGCCAGATGGCAAAGGAGATCGAACGGATCGGCCTCCGGCTTTCCGACTGCATCAGCCAGGGAATCGAGGTCGATGCCCTTCTCCTCGAGCCGCTCGACGATCTCCGCCCGGCGTTCGGGGTCAAGCCAGTCCGTGCGCAGTTCCGACGCATTGGGATAGAGCGTGCGAACCTTGTCGCCGGTGTAATCGGTAAGCTGGCGGCAGGCGAGCTGCCGCCCGTCAGAATCGAGTTCGTAGACGAGGTGCCGGACGATCGAGACCTCGCCGCCATCAACATAGAACTTGCGGGGCCCGTTCTCGCCCTCGTCCCCCAGATCGACGGGTCCATCCGGCATATCGGGCCCTTCTGGAAAATCGTCGGGATCCAGTGCCACTTCTTCGATCTCGCGCTCTTCCACGATGTCGCCGTCTGCATTGATGACCGCTTCGTCCTCGCGGACGGGATCGCCGTCAAAGGCGGGATCGGCGAACATGCGCGTCGCGGTCCCGGTGTAGTCGATGATGTTGAAGGCGAGCTTGCCGTAGTCGGGCCTGAGACGGGTGCCTCGCCCGATGATCTGCTTGAACTCGGGCATGGAGCCCACGACCCGCGCGAGCACCACGTTCTTGCAGGTCGGGGCGTCCACGCCGGTCGTGAGAAGCTGCGACGTGGTGAGGATGACCGGCGTCTGGGTCTCGACATCCTGAAACTTCGCCCTGTGCGCGCTTCCCACATCGCCTTCGTCGGACGTCACGCGGCAAACGTAGTCGGGATGGTCCTTCACGAGATCGGTGTTCAGGGCGGCGAGCGCCTGCCGCATCTCGAGCGCGTGTTCCTGGTCGACGCAGAAGACGATGGTCTTGGCGAAGCGGTCGGTCTCGGCCATGAAGCCCGCGAGATGTCTCGCAATGGCCTGCGTTCGTGCACGCAGCGCCACGACCCGCTCGAAGTCCCGCGTGGAGTATTCGGCGTCGGGGATTTCTCGCCCATAACGATCAAGTTCACCCCGCGTCGGTCGCCATCCGGCGGCGTCGTAGTCCGAGATGACGCGGTGGACGCGATACGGGGCCAGGAAGCCGTCAGCGATGCCCTGCGCGAGGCTGTACTCATAGAGCGGATCGCCGAAATAGTTGTAAGTGTCGACGTTATCCTCTCGCCGCGGCGTCGCTGTCATCCCGATCTGGGTCGCAGGCTCGAACCACTCGAGGATTTCTCGCCAGTTGCTGTCGTCCCGGGCGCTGCCACGATGGCATTCGTCAATGATGATGAGATCGAAGAAGTCGCGCGCATACTCTCGGTAGAGGCCGGGACGGTTCTCGTCACGCGCGATGGACTGGTAGATTGCGAAATACATGTCGCGGCTCTTGACCGCCACGCCGCCAGCTATCTTGTGACGGGCGTCGCCAAACGGGCTGAAATCCTTTGCCATCGGATCGTCGACCAGGACGTTGCGATCAGCGAGAAACAGGATCTTCGGGTTTCGGTTGACCCCTTTGGAATTCCAGCGTGCTGACCATAGCTTCCAGCAGATCTGGAAGGCGACGGCAGTCTTGCCCGCTCCGGTGCACAGTGTGAGAAGGGCCCGCGTCCTGCCCTGAAGGGCCGCTTGAACCGCGCGGTTCACCGCGATTTCCTGATAGTAGCGAAGGGGTTTGGCTCGGTCTGGAAAGGTGGGCGTCAGCAGCCGTTCGGCCACTTGGTCGTCGACAATGCCCTCGGCGCGGCGAAGCCGGGCCCAAAGGTCATCAGGCGCCGGGAAATCCGAAATCGTTCGCTCGATGCCGGTCGTGTAGTCGAACTCGACAATCTCGATCCCGTTGGTCGAATACGCGAACCGAAGTCCAAGGATTTCCGCATATTCCTTGGCTTGTTGGAGGCCCTCCGCGGCGTGCCGGTAGCGGGATTTGGCCTCAACGACCGCGATCGGGAAATCCGGATTGTATCGGAGAAGATAGTCTGAGCGCTTCTGCTTGCCACGGCGAGCTTTGCCGCCGACAAATACAACTCGGCCGTCAGTAAAAGTTCTCTGCTCGTTTATCGCGTGCGGGCGATCATCCCAGCCTGCTTCCTGCAGCTTCGGGACGACGAACTTCCTGCAGGTATCGGCTTCGTTCATGCGCAATCTACTTCGCCCGGTTTCGACATGCCATCGCGCAGCAAACGGCTTGTCAAAGAACTCGGCTCAGATCAACGCGCAATTCTTTGGTTTAGCAGCTCTTTCGCCCGACAACGGCTCGGAGAAGCTACAGCGTGGCCGACTGATGCCGCAAGCCTTATTCCGTCCCTCGCAGCAAGGACTCGCGCTGCCTCGACCATTCATCGGGGATCTGCACTCGCAGCGACTGAAGCGTCAGGCCCGGGGGATGCCGTGCGTCGAGTATCGCCTCGACGAGATCGGGCGCAAGCTGCGTCAGCCGAAGCACACGCGTGAGGTAGGAGACAGCGATGCCTTCCTGCGCGGCGAGGTCGGCTACCGTGGCGAAGTCACCGTTGTCGAGCATCCTCTTCCAGCGGAACGCGCGCGCAAGCGCCTTGATGAGCGTATCGTCCGGCTTCCCGCGCGCTTGGGTGCCTGATGGCCGCTGCATCTCTTTCCGCCCGCCGCGCTTCACGATGCGGAATGGCACGTGGATTGTAATGGTCTCGGGGACCGCCGTCGCGCGGGTCATGCCGCTGCTCCGATGCTGCCAGACAGCATCTCGCGCGCGAGCCCTCCGAGGCCGTCCATCCGGAGCCGGAAGTTGAGCCCGTTCGTGCCGATATCGACGCGCTCGACCAGCAGCGTGACTATGCGCGCCTGCTCGGCGGGGAAGAGTTTGTCCCACAGCGGATCGAGCTGCTGCAGAGCCGAACGAGCGTCAGCCTCGGTTATATCGTCGGCGTGAGCGCGCGCCGCCTTCCATGTGCCCGCAACAATCTCTGGCTGCCGGAACACGGCACGGAGTTGGTCGATGACCGCGGCCTCGATCTCCCCTGCCGGCACGCGGCCCACGGGGCATGACCCGGCACCATGCTTCAGCACTGTCTGGCTGACGTAGTAGCGGTAGAGCCTGGCGCCCTTGCGGGTGTGGGTCGGCGAGAACGCGGCGCCATCGGGACCGAAGAGTAGTCCCTTCAGCAGCGCGGGCGTGTCGGCGCGAGTCCGGGCGGCGCGCTTGCGGGGGCTTTCCTGCAGGATGGCGTGGACGCGGTCCCACGTTTCGCGGTCGATGATCGGGTCGTGCTCGCCGGGATAGCTTTCGCCCTTGTGCACCGCCTCACCGATGTAGGCGCGGTTGCTGAGAATCCGGTAGATGTATTTCTTGTCAATCCGGTTGCCGCGCGGCGTCCGGAGACCCCGGGTGCCGACCTCCCGCGCCAGTTCCGTGCAGGACCCGATCTCGAGGAAGCGGGCGAAGATCCAGCGCACATGCGCGGCGGTTTCTTCGTCGACCATCAGCTTCCGGTTCTCGACCCGATAACCGTAGGGCGGCACCCCGCCCATCCACATGCCTTTCTTCCGGCTGGCAGCGACCTTGTCGCGGATCCGCTCGGCCGTCACCTCGCGTTCGAACTGGGCGAACGAGAGCAGGATGTTCAGCGTCAGCCGCCCCATGGAGGTGGTGGTGTTGAACGACTGTGTGACGGAGACGAACGTCACGCCGTTCCGGTCGAACACCTCGACCAGCTTGGCGAAGTCGGCGAGCGAGCGGCTGAGGCGGTCGATCTTGTAGACGACCACCACGTCGACCAGCCCGTCCTCGATGTCCTCCAGCAGCCGCTGCAGACCGGGCCGCTCCAGCGTCCCGCCCGAAATGCCGCCGTCGTCATACTGATCACGGACCAGCACCCAGCCCTCGGACCGCTGGCTGGCGATGAACGCCTCGCAGGCTTCCCTTTGGGCGTGAAGCGAGTTGAACTCCTGCTCCAGCCCTTCCTCGGAGGACTTCCGGGTGTAGACGGCGCAGCGGAGCTTGCGGACGACCTTCGATTTATCCGGCGGCTTCGTCATGTCCGCCCCCTGTGGTTCTTGAGCCCGAAGAAGACCCAGCCGTTCCAGCGCGTACCGGTGATCGCGCGGGCGATTGCCGACAGCGACTTGTAGGGCCGCCCCTGCCACTCGAAGCCGTCGGCGGTGACGGTGACGATCTGCTCGACGCCCTGCCATTCTCGCAGCAACCGCGTGCCGGTAATCGGGCGGTCGCGATCGGCGCGGATGCTCCGCTTCGCCCGGTCGCCGCCATCCAGTTCTTCGCCCAGCCGTTCCAGCCGCCGGATCGTCTCCGGCTTCAGCCCGCCATAGGCCAGTTCCTGGATGCGGTAGGCGATACGGCTTTCAAGGTAGCGGCGGTTGAACGGCGGCGGCTCACTGTCGAACAGGTCGCGCCACTGTTTCTTCAGGTCGGGCGTCGGCGTGGTCTTGAGCGCGGCCAGGCGCGCGGGGATCGGATCGGGCTTGTTCATGCATTTCTCCGGTGAGTTGGAGTTGCATGACGGCATTGGTCGGGCGGATAGTGTAGGCAACGTTCTCCAGCATCGTCAGTTACTTCGCCCCCATCCCGCATGCGCAATCGAACCAGCCCAAGCGCCAGCAGACCGCACAGCTCGTCACGGCGCTCTGCGGGCGTCATCTGGTCCGGCGGCAGTGGATTGGGGCGTTTCATGTCTCGGTGGCCGTGATCGGTGGTGCTGCTACCGATCAAAAGCCACCTGGCGGCTGCCGACGGGACAGCCCCATGTCGGAGCAGGAGAAAATCTATTGATGGGCGAGTGCCCCTGCGGGATGCTGCGCTTATAGTTGCCTTGGCGTCTTTAGCGAGAGGAAGTGATGCCCCCGTCATCGAAACGTAGCTTGCGGTCCCTTCAGACAGTAATTGAGAACGCATCACCCGAATCTCTTCGGGGTTTCTTTTTTCAGGACGATGAGAATTTCGTTGCGATTGCCTCTGAGATCGCTGAACCCTTCAAGCCCCTCGAAGAAGAAGACAACGAAGAGAACCGAAATGCGGTGATCGCAGCGATCAACGACATGAAACCGGAGGTGACGCTTCCTGTCGAAATCGAGGCGCAACGCGTATTGCTTCTGACGAACGGAAAAGGCCCGTCCGCTCTCAAGGTGATTGCCGAAGAGGAACTCTCCAACGAGGAGTACGAAGCTGCGTTTGCTCAGCTTGGCGAGTTGGCCGTCGCACTACACGTTCACGCTCATCATCGTCGTGCATTCGATGACGCCGTGAGTTTCCGCAATGCCCGCCTGTGGCGAGATGGAAAGCTGTATAGCGCATTCGATGTCGATCTCGAGCACCCAAAGCCGGTGGACGCAAACGCTATACCCAAGGAGAAGCTCCTCGCTGCTGTGCGGTTGCGCCTCAAGCTTTCCGTAGATTGTGGAATGAGCGTCGTCGACCTCCCTGCGACGGAAGCGTACAAGCCATCGGTTCTGGTGATTATCCGGATTCCAAAGGACATCACCGGCATTCCCGAACATCTCGACAATGGAGGCAGACGCCTTCGCTTTCTTCGGCCGCAAAAGGAAGTTCTGCTGATCTACACTCCTGTGGAACAACGGATCGAGATTTGCGCTGATACAGCCCCAGAGCGCGCGTTGGTTTCCGAGTGTTTTGCGACCGAGGTCCTGGGGCACGATGTTTCGACGAAGCCGCTGACGTGGGTGAACTACGATCTTTCGCAGTTCTTCAGGACGCTCACGCTTGACCCACCTGCGGTGCCCGGATTCCTCGTGGACAAGACCGCGCTCGTCGAAATCGAGGTGCGCCTCGCCAGATGGAAGCAAAGGCTTCGTCTTTCTGTCCCGTTTGGCGACGAGATCGAGAAGACAGCGCAAAGCTACCTGGCGCCCGCCCGCGTACTGCAGCGCGCGTCGGGGATCTCCCGGGCCGTCATCGCGGTGCGCTACCGGCGCCAGGAATCCGACCCTCCGTCCCTCCTGGAGATTACGATCTCCGACCGTAACCGCTGCAGCCTGCTCAGCGATCCCGATCCCGAGCTTCGCAGGCTGGGGCGGACGCTGCTAACCGAGTGGAAGATCCAGCACCCCTTCCGAGACCTGAGCTCCGGCGAGCTTGGCGACTTCCTCCCCTTGCTGCTGGAGCTGCATGACCGAGGGGAAGAAAAAGTCCCGGCAACCTTCTTCTCGGAAAGGAAAAGCGACCCAGATCGCCTCGTCGAGGCCAAGCTGATCGTGCAAAAGGACGTCGATGACAGCGTGATCGACGACTTCGACGACGAAGACATACCACCAGCGAAGGACCGGATGCTTTATGCCATCAGCACGGAATGGCTCGAACAGCGGATCATCGAGGCACTGCAGAGCGTGCTGTCAATTCAGGGCAAGCAGGAGATCACGACGAGGCTCTTCTTCATCGGCAGCATGTCCATCGATGGAAAGGATGTTCCCTGCTACCTCGCGCGCGGATTGGGCGAACAGAAGTGGTTCGTGGATGCCGAGGTCCAGTTGCGCATGCGCTCCGGAGCAGGCCCTGGCATCGTGTTCTGCGGGAAGGATCCCGGCTGGAAATGCATCGCCGCGAACCTCATCATGACTCTTCCCCGGGCCACCGATGGCTCGGCAGGATTTGCCAGACTCGACAAGAGCTACGTCGAGACTTTCTTCCGATCGAACCTCGGACTTGCGCTCGGCGGCACCGCCCTGACCCTCGTGGAAAACGCGGACGGAGAGTCTGGAACACTTCACGTGCCCGGAAAACCGGAGCTGCCTTTGTTCAGCGAACAGCAGGTCCACTGTTTCCGACTGCTGGTGGACGCGAAGAAGAAGGGGCTGCCCGGGGTGAAGACCCGCGATCTCATCGCCGGGTCGAAGTCCACTGGCATCCAGCAGATGCTCGGAAAAAAGCGGTGGCCGGTCTTCCAAGACTACATCGAAGACCTCGGCCAGTCTTGGTGGGGGTTGAAGACCAGCTGATTGCTGACCGACGCGTCCAACCGCCCATCGATGAGCCGTCGATGATTGGGGGGTTAGACGGTCGATGATTCTGTCGGCCAATGGGGGTGCTCACTCAGTCAGAGGAGCACTCCGATGCCGACTCCCTTCCCCTCGCGCCAGGCAGCCCTGACGAGCTGGTCCGGCGCCGCGACGATCAAGCCCACCACCCACAACTCGGAATGGCGCTGCACGCGCTGTGACAAGCTGCTCGGCGTCTGCCGGGACGGCCGCATGCATCTGCGCTTCGCGCGGGGGCACGAGTATTTCGTGGGCTTTCCGGTTCAGGCCACCTGCCGGGGCTGCGGCACGCTGAACAACGCGACCGCACCCGCGCGCTGACGCGCGCATTCACCCAACCCCCTGAAATCGCAGAGACGCGCGACGTCCTGACCTGGCCACGAGAAGGCGCCGGACGCCTGGCCGCAAGGCAGGCGTCCGATGTCCTTCGCGTGGCACGAGATCCGTGATCACCTCATGCAATCTTCCTCCAACCTTCATTTCCAGCGCAGTTTCGACGCCGTCAGGCGTGCGCAGGCCGACCTCGCGCCGTTCCGCGATCCGGCGGCCCTGCTGGACGGTCTGCATCGCACCCCCGGCGATCCCGCCCGGAAAAACCTGATCCTCTCCGCGCTGGTCGGGGCGGCGCAGGGCGACGGGCCCACGTCCGACTGCGCCCTGACGCTGCTGTTGCTGGCACTCTGGCCCGGCCTCGACGCCATCCGCCGCCGGTCGATCTGGCGCAGGATCGGCACCGCCGACGAGGTTGCGTCCGATGTCCTGGCGCGCACCACCGAGGCAGTCCGCAGCCTCGACCTCGGGCGCGTCAACTGGATCGCGGCCACGGTCCTGCGCAATGTCGAGCGCGACATGATCCGCGTGCGCCAACGCGACACGGCGCGCGAACGTCTCGCCAGCGGCGCCGATCCCGACGAGGTGGCGGACAGCGGCGACAGCGGGATCGGCGCAACCGGGTACGCACGGCTGAACGACGCCGTTCGGAAGCTGCTCGGCGATGACGCCCTGCTGGTGATCCGCGTGGCGATCGAGGGTTTCTCGCAGGCGGAAGTCGCCGTCGAACTGGGCCTGACCGAGGCCGCCGCCCGCAAGCGGTACCAGCGCGCGATGCGCCGGCTGCACGACGCCCTCGAGGAAATCCCCTGAACCGATGTCCCGATCCGGTCCCGCGGGTGGCTTTTCCCATTCGAGCGCCCCGAGCGCCTTCCCTCCAACCGAAAGCAGACACGCATGAACCGCACTGCCGATCTGTCGCTCGAGGATTTCAGGCGTCTTCCGGGGCTCTATCGCCGCTGGGAGCTGACCGAGGTCTGCGAGCCCAACCGCAACTATCAGATCGAGGACGCCGGCGCCCATGCCGACGGGACGCCGCTGCTGGCGATCTACGTCGCCGAGCCCGCGCCCGACGTCCGCGAGGCCGCCTGATGCGCCTCCTCGATCACATCATCCCACGGAGAACCGCCATGCCGGACCAGCCGGACCACATCACCCGTCTTCGCATGGCGAGCTACGCCCTCGAAGACCTCCCCGAAACCATCGTCTTCCCCCAGCGCCCCGGCGACGAGCCGCGCGAGCCGTTGCCGGTCGTCGAGGCGACCGTTGACGAGATCGCCTTCGCGATTGTGGAAGCGGAACGCGAGAGCACGGCCGCCTACCGCCGCGCCGACGCGCTGAAGCGGCTCTACAAGCTCGCTCGCGAAGCGGGCTGCGTCGGCGCCGACCGCGCCGCCACGGCGGTGCTGAAGAAGGAGGGCCAGTGATGGCCCTTCCCATCATCGGCGCCGACGAACGGCTCGCGCAGCGAAAGGGCATCAAGGGCGTCATCTTTGGCCGGTCGGGCATCGGCAAGACCAGCCTGCTCTGGACGCTAAACGCCCCGACCACGCTCTTCCTCGACCTCGAGGCCGGGGATCTGGCGGTCGAGGGGCTGGAGATCGACACGCTCCGCCCTCGCACCTGGAAGGAATGCCGCGACTTCGCGGTGTTCATCGGCGGGCCGAACCCGGCGCTGCGCGATGACCAGCCCTACAGCCAGGCGCATTTCGACGAGGTTTGCGGGCGCTACGGCGATCCGGCGGTGATCGGCAAATACGAGACCGTCTTCATCGACTCGATCACCGTGGCCGGGCGGCTCTGCTTCCAGTGGTGCCGTGGCCAACCCGAGGCGTTCTCCGAGAAGACCGGCAAGCCCGACATCCGTGGCGCCTACGGTCTGCACGGCCGCGAGATGATCGGGTGGCTGACCCACCTGCAGCACACCCGCGGCAAGCATGTCTGGTTCGTCGGCATCCTCGACGAGCGGCTCGACGACTTCAATCGCAAGGTCTTCCAGCCGCAGATCGATGGCTCGAAGACCGGGCTAGAGCTGCCCGGGATCGTGGATCAGGTCATCACCATGGCCGACATCCCGGACCCCGGCGGCCAGCCGCAGCGCGCCTTCGTCTGCCAGACGCTGAACCCCTGGGGCTATCCGGCCAAGGACCGTTCCGGCCGCCTCGACAGGGTTGAGGCCCCGCATCTCGGCCGGCTGATGGAGAAGATCCAGCGTCCCGCGGCGCCAGCCTCCGAACGCCTGACCTGGCCGCCAGTGACGCCTGCCGATCATCCCGCCCCCGCGCAGGAGCCCGGCCATGGCTGAGCGCCTCTCGCCACGCCCGGTGTCCCGATGCGGTCGCCGGGGTGGCTTTTCCCTTCTGACGCCGCTGCGCGTCCCATCCTCAACCTGAAAGGAGCCGCGCAATGTCCGGACCCTGGAACGACTTCAACTCCGCCCAATCCAACACCAACGTCATCCCCAAGGGCACGCTCGCCAAGGTGCGGCTCACCCTGCGCCCGGGCGGCTTCGACGACCCCTCGCAGGGCTGGACCGGCGGCTGGGCGCGCCGCGCCGCCACCGGCGCCGTCTATCTCGACGCCGAATACACGGTGCTTGAGGGCCCCTATGCCCGGCGCAAGGTCTGGTCGCTGATCGGCCTCTACAGCCCCAAGGGCCCGGACTGGGCCAACATGGGGCGCGGCCTGATCCGCGGCATCCTCAACTCGGCGCGCGGCGTGTCGGACAAGGACAACTCGCCCGAAGCGCAGGCGCGCCGCCGCATCAACGGTTTCGGCGATCTCGACGGGGTCGAGTTCATCGCCCGCATCGACATCGGCACCGACACCAATGGCGAGGACAAGAACGAGATTCGCGCCGCCGTCACGCCCGACCATCGCGACTACGCCGCGCTGATGGGCACGGTCGCGCCGCAGTTCACCGCTGCGCCGGCGCAGGGCCACGCCCCGCAGCAGCCCGCCACGGCCACCCAGCCCAGCCAGCCCGCGTCCGCCCCCGGTAACGCCGGTCGGCCGAGCTGGGCGCAGTAAGGGGGGATCGGCCATGCGCCTGCGCCCCCGCCAGAAGACCTTCGTCGAGCGCAGCGTGGCTGCGCTCGCCTCCCGCGGCAACACGCTGGGTGTGGCGCCCACCGGCGCGGGCAAGACCATCATGCTTTCGGCGGTCACCGGCGAGATGATCGGCGACGGCGCCAAGGCCTGCGTGCTGGCGCATCGCGACGAACTGACAGCGCAGAACCGCGCCAAGTTCCAGCGCGTGGTGCCGGGCGTCGCCACGTCAGTCATCGACGCCACGGAGAAGTCCTGGGGTGGCCAGGTCGCCTTCGCCATGGTGCCGACGCTGGCGCGGGCCTCGAACCTCGCCGACATGCCGCGCCTCGACCTGCTGGTCGTGGATGAGGCGCATCATGCCGTCGCCGACAGCTATCGCCGCATCATCGACCGCGTGCGCGAGGCCAATCCAGACGCCCGCATCTTCGGGGTCACGGCGACGCCGAACCGGGGCGACAGGAAGGGCCTGCGCGAGGTTTTCGACAACGTCGCCGATCAGGTGCGGCTGGGCGAGCTGATCGCCTCGGGCCACCTGGTGCCGCCGCGCACCTTCGTCATCGACGTGGGCGTGCAGGACGAGCTGCGCTCTGTCCGCAAGACCATGTCGGATTTCGACATGGCGGAGGTGGCGGGCATCATGGACCGCGCGCCCGTCACCGACGAGGTGATCCGCCACTGGAAGGAAAAGGCGGGCGACCGGCAGACCGTGGTGTTCTGCTCCACCGTCGCCCATGCCGAACACGTCACCGACGCGTTCAGGGCCGCAGGCGTTTCCGCTGCGTTGATCCACGGCGACCTGGCGGCCGAGACCCGCAAGGCGATCCTCGCCGACTACGCGGCGGGCGACATTCGCGTCGTCGTAAATGTCGCGGTGCTGACCGAGGGCTGGGACCATCCACCCACCTCCTGCGTCGTGCTGCTGCGCCCCAGCTCCTACAAGTCCACGATGATCCAGATGGTAGGTCGCGGGCTGCGCACCGTCGATCCCGAGGAACACCCCGGCATCGTCAAGACCGACTGCGTCGTGCTGGATTTCGGCACCTCGAGCCTGATCCACGGCACGCTGGAACAGGATGTCGATCTCGACGGCAAGACCGAAACCGGCGAGGCGCCGACCAAGACCTGCCCGGCCTGCGAGGCGGAGATCCCGCTGGCCGCCACCGAATGCCCGCTCTGCGGCGAGGTTTTCCCGCGGGAGGACGAAGAGGCCGGTGAAGGCGGCGGTGCTGCGCCGCTCTCGGGCTTCATGATGACGGAAATCGACCTGCTGAAGCGGTCCAGCTTTGCATGGGTCGACCTCTACGGCACGGATGACGCGCTGATGGCCACGGGCTTCGCGGCCTGGGGCGGCATCTTCTGGCTGGACGGGGTCTGGTATGCCATCGGCGGGGCCAAAGGCGAACGCCCGCATCTGCTGGGTGTGGGCGAGCGCACCGTCTGCCTCGCGCAGGCCGACGACTGGCTGAACACCCACGAGACCGACGAGAGCGCCTTCAAGACCCGCTCCTGGCTGCGCCAGCCGCCGACCGAAAAGCAGCTCCAGTACCTGCCGCCCGAGTGCCGCCATGACTTCGGGCTGACGCGCTACCGCGCCTCGGCGCTGATGACCTTCGGCTTCAACAAGCGCGCCATCCGGCAACTGATCGACGCTGCGGCTGCACCCGAGCGGAGGGCGGCATGACCCATGATGCCCTTCACATCCATCAACGCCGAGGACCGGCGGCGGCTCTGGCATCCGCGTGGAACGCTCTGTGCTGTCTGCCGGCAACCCACCCGTGGCTTTGGCTGGTTCGATCCGCACCGGTCGAAGCGGCGCCGGCCATCGGTCTGGTTCTGCTCGATGCCCTGCCAGTCCTTCTGGACGCGCTTGGCGAGGGAGCGTTTCGCCATGGTTGACCTGACCGAGGAAGAGCGCGCCGCGATCACCGCCACAATGAAGCGCGTGGCGCTGCTGATGGACGAGATCGGCTGGGCCACCCCGCTTGCCGAACTCACCGAGGCGCAGGTGCGCGCGCTGATCGAGGAAGCCGTCGAGGGCTTCCGCGAGGCCATGTCCGACATCGCCCGGGTGCAGACGCCGGAGGTGCCGTTTTGACCAAGCTCTGCACGAAATGCGGCGTCGAGAAGGACGTCTGCGAGTTTGGACGCCGCCGGCTCAGTCCCGATGGTCGGCAGTCCTGGTGCCGCGACTGCCGCCGGGAATACCAGCGCGCCTATGCGCAGAAATTCCGGAACCCCGAGAAGCATCGGGAGGCGCAGCGTCGCTATCGCCTCCGCCACGCCGAGAAATATCGGGCCCACAGCATCGTCAGGCGTGCCGTCAAGGCCTGTCGAATCGTCGTGCCGGTCTGGTGTCAGCGCTGCGGCTGCGTGACCGATCTCGAAGCGCATCACCACGACTATGACGCGCCGCTCTCGGTCGAATGGCTCTGCTCGACCTGCCACGGGCTCGCCCACCGCAGCTACGAGGGAGGCCAGCATGCTGGACTATAACCGCCGCCCCAGCTTCGCCGACCGGGTCAACGCCGCCGTCGACCAGGCGCTCACCGCCGATCAGGCGACGCGGCCGCCCCGCGACTATCTCGGCGGATCCCGCCTCGGCCATGTCTGCGAGCGCGCCCTTCAGTTCGAGCTCACGGTGACGCCGAAGGACGAGGGCCAGGATTTCAGCGGCCAATCGCTGCGCATCTTCGCCATCGGCCACGCGCTCGAGGATCTGGCAGTCGCCTGGCTGCGCGGCGCGGGCTTCGACCTCTACACGCGCAAGGGCAACCGGCCAGATGGCGGCCAGTTCGGCTTCTCCGTCGCGGGCGGACGCATCCGCGGTCATGTCGACGGCATCATCGCTGCGGGGCCCGAAGGCTTTGGTCTGGCCGTTCCCGCACTGTGGGAATGCAAGACGATGAACGCCAAGAACTGGCGCGCCTGCGTGAAGGACGGCGTGACCAAGTCCAAGCCGGTCTACGCCGCCCAGATCGCGGTCTATCAGGCCTACATGGAAGCGAGCGTGCCAGGTATCAGCGCCGCGCCCGCCGTGTTCACCGCGATCAACAAGGACACCGCCGAGCTTCACCATGAGCTGGTGCCCTTCGACGCCGATCTCGCGCAGCGCATGTCCGACCGGGGCGTGCGGATCCTGCAGGCGACCGATGCGGGCGAGCTTCTGCCACGCGTCGCGACCACGCCCGACTTCTTCGAATGCCGCTTCTGCCCGTGGTCCGAGCGCTGCTGGAGGCTGCCGGCATGAGCGACGACGGCATCCTGCACTTCAACCCGTGGATGGACTTCAACGACGGGCCGCCGTCCGAGAACCCGTTCGGCTGCGACCCCGACCCCGAGCAGATCGCCATCTTCCTCGATACGGTCTTCAGCTGGTGCGAGGGGCTAATCCCACTGCGCGGCTTCGTCGACAAGGGTCAGGGCCGAGACGGCAAGCCGCACAACATCTGGATCCCGGCCGACGACACTGCGCCCGAGAAACTCGCAACCTTCGCCGGATGGGCGAACCGCGAGGGCGCCGCCGTCTATGTCATTCCCGGCACGGTCGAGGAACAGGGCCAGGCCCGCGCCGCCGACGTGCTGCAGATGCAGGCCATCGTCGTCGATCTCGATGCGGGCGACATCCCGGCCAAGCTGGACCATGTCACCCGCCACCTCGGCGCGCCCACGCTCATCATCGAAAGCGGCGGGCGCACGCCAGAGGGCGCCGCGAAGCTCCATGTCTGGTGGCAACTGACCGAACCCGCTGAGGGAGAGGACCTGGTCACCCTCTGTCGCCTGCGGGGCGAGATCGCGGTGAAGGTCGGCGGCGACACGCATTTCCGCTCGGCGCACCAGCCGATCCGGGTGCCCGGCACCGTCTATCACAAGCACGGCCACCAGCGCCTCGTGCAGATCCGCGAACATCGCGACGTCGAGGTGGATCTTGCGGATTTCGCCGAGAAGGTCGCCGAGATGCCGCCGCTGCCCGGCGTGGGCTTCGCCAGCGACGTCTCGGCCCCGCAGGCCAAGCCCGGCATCGACGCGGTGCTCACCACACCGGTGCGCGAAGGCGCGGTCGACGACTGGTCCCGGTTCCAGGGGGCCAGTGCCGCCATCGGCCATTACGTGCGCCTGGTGCACGAGGGCCGCCTCGATCCGTTCGCGGGCTGGGAGGCGATCTGCGGCTACAACGCCGCCATGCTGCGCCCGTCCTGGCCGCTCGATCGGCTGATGGCCGAGTCCGAGCGCCTCTGGGCGCTGCATGTGAAGCGCAACGGTCCGCCGCTCCTGCGCGCGGCCCACGTCGATGCCCCGGCCAGCCCGCTGCCGACCTTCAGCCTCGGCGCGCTCCTCGACGACACGAGCCCGATGCCCGAGGACATCATCGGCCCCCGCGTGCTGACCCCGGGCGGGCTCCTGGTGCTGGGCGGCGCGCCCAAGGTCGGCAAGAGCGACTTCCTGATCTCCTGGCTCGTGCACATGGCGGCGGGCGTGCCGTTCCTCGGGTTCACGCCGCCCCGTCCGCTGCGCGTGTTCTACCTTCAAGCCGAGATCCAGTATCACTATCTGCGCGAGCGCATGCAGCAGATCGCGCTGCCCGCCGCCGTGATTGCCGCCGCGCGCGACACCTTCATCGCCACACCGAAGCTGAAGCTGCTGCTCGACGCGGAGGGCGTCGCCCGCGTGACCGAGGCGATCCGGGCCGCATTCCCCGACGCGCCGCCCGACATCATCGTCATAGACCCGATCCGCAATCTCTTCGATGGCGGACCCGAGGGGGGCGGCGAGAACGACAACACCGCCATGATGTTCTTCCTGAAGGACCGCGTGGAGCTCTTGCGCGAGTCGGTCAATCCGGATGCGGGCGTCATCCTCGCCCACCACACCCGCAAGGCCACCAAGCATCAGGTCAAGGACGATCCCTTCCTCGCCCTCTCCGGCGCCAGCGCGCTGCGGGGTTTCTACACCTCCGGGCTGCTCATGCACCGGCCCGACGAGGACAGCAGTGTCCGCAGGCTGGAAATCGAGTTGCGCAATGGCCCCGCACTGCCGGGCAAGCTGATCGACAAGGTGAAGGGCGAGTGGGTCGAGCTGAACCCGATGAACGAGCGCCTGGTGCGCAAGGAGGTCGGCGCAAAGCTCGATGCCGAGCGGCTGCGCAAGCACGATGTCATCCTCGGCATGCTGCTGGATGAGGCGGCGAGCGAGCGCCTCTACACCGCCATGCAGTTCGCGGAGACCTTCGAGAACCGGGGCGGTCTGGGCAGCAAGCACACGATCCGCGAGCGGCTCAGCGTGCTGGCGACCAAGGGCTTCGTGAAGTTCCTGCGCGACCCCTCGGGGTTCGGCTTCCCCGTCACCCGGTCGCGGTTCGGCTACCTCTGCGTCGAGGGGATGCAGTTCGGCGCGCCCGTCGAGGAGGTCGATCCGGCCACCGGCGAGGTCACCACAACCGCCCGTCCGGTCCTGCCCAGCCACTTCAAATGCCCCCAATCCGGGCTCTGCCTGCAGGTCGAAAACCCCGCCGTCTGGGTCTACCCGGAGGGGCTGGAGGACGACCTAACTCATATGAGTGAGGCCTGACTCATATGACAGCGCCAACTGTGCACTCAATGAAATCAACGGGTTACGGGCAAATAAGAGTCAGGTCCCTAACTCATGCCCGAAGACTTCGTGAAGTCTTATTCCGCAATGATTTCAGACACTTGTCATCCCCGGAACAGTTAGGTGTCAAACCCCCATACTACGTATGGGAGGGCCACCCCACAGGGTTGGCCACTCCTCCCATACGTCCGGGCCAGCCGCGCGCGCCGCCGTGACGCTCCCTTGTGCTCCCCGATCCGACGACGGCGGCCCCGTACCGCCAAGCACCAGACCGCCGTCGTCTTCCACCACCACAGGCCCCCGGCAAAGGAGACCCATCATGGCTCAGCCGACTCTGATCCCGAATTGCGACGGCGCAAGGTTTGAATCGCTGCCGCTCGACACGCCCCGCCACCGCTGCATCCTTGCGCTCGACCTCGGCACCTCGACCGGCTGGGCGATCCGCGGCCATGACGGTCTGATCACCAGCGGCACCGTCTCGCTGCGCCCCGGCCGCTTCGACGGCGGCGGCATGCGCTACCTGCGCTTCACCAACTGGCTGACCGAGATCGACCGGCTGTCCGGTCCTGTCGCTGCGATCTGGTTCGAGGAAGTTCGCCGCCACGCAGGCACCGACGCGAGCCACATCTACGGTGGGCTCATGGCCACGCTGACCGCATGGGCCGAACTGCGCGGCGTGCCCTACGAGGGCGTCCCGGTCGGCACGATCAAACGCCACGCCGCTGGCAAGGGCAACGCCGACAAGGCCGCCATGGTCGCCGCCGTCCGCGCCCGCGGCTTCAGCCCGGCCGACGACAACGAGGCCGACGCCATCGCCATCCTGCTCTGGGCGATCGAGACGAAGGGAGGTGTCGCATGAGATGGCATCCCCACGGCTACGGCGGTCGGCGCCGGGATCCCGAGCAGGTCAAGCGCGAGGGCTGGCACGAACAGGGCGTCCTCGCGGTCTCCGCCGATGACGACCGCCTCACCTGGCCCGAGCGTGAACTGGTCCGCCAGCTCGGCGAGAAGCTCTACGGCCCGCGCCCTGCCGACAGGGAGGCGCGTCATGGCTGATCGGGAATGGACCGCCGAGTGCGTCGCCGATCATTTCGAGGAGGCGTTCCGCACCCTGCGCAAGCTGCCGCCGGTGAAGGCTCAGGGCTACTTCAACACCTGGCCCGACATCGTGCGGACCAGCCGCGAGATCGCGGCGATGGCGCCGCAGCCGATGCGGGTCTGGCCCTCGGCCGCCGCGATCACCCGGCTCGAGCAGACCTTCGACTGGGTGCTCTGGATCGAGGAGGCGGAGCGCAAGCTGGTCTGGTCGCGCGCCGCCCGCGTGCCATGGAAGCAGATCAGCGGCGAGCTGGGGTGCGACCGCACGACCGCCTGGCGTCGCTGGCAGCTGGCGCTGACCAAGATCGCTGCGCGCCTGAATGCGCAGTGAATCCAATGTGTTGCAACACTTTTTCCTTCGACATCTGCAACATGATCGTGCTATTCCGAAGGCAAGATGGGGAGAGTGCGCTGGAAAGCTCGCTCTCCCCTTTGCGTTGACGGGGGCCACCTGGACCCCGGTATCCAGCGAGGGTCCGGCCGGGGTCCAGCCCACGGCAGTTTCCGGTTCCTTCCTGGCGATATTCGTATGCTGGCGGGCGAAGCGCGGGACATCGCCAGCGACAGGGCCGGATTTTTGGGAAGCCACCCGGAAGCCGGAGCCACGCGCGCCCCGCGCAAATACCAATGAACGCTGGCCTTCCGACCGGACACCGCAGGTGGCCGCTGGACCCCGTGTGGAGTCCGGCCCGGCATCCGGAGTCCGGAAGCCACCGGCATCCACCCGACCGAGGAACCTTGCCCACCATGACGCTGAGCTTCGCCCCGGACGCGATCGAGACTTGGCCGCTGGCCAAGCTCCAGCCCTACGCGAAGAACGCGAAGGCGCACGGGCCGGACCAAGTGGCGAAGATCGCCGCCAGCATGGCCGAGTTTGGCTGGACGGTTCCGTGCCTGGTCGCCGAAGACGGGGAGCTGATCGCAGGCCATGGCCGCGTGCTGGCCGCAACGCAGCTGGGGCTGACCGAAGCGCCGGTCATCGTGCTCGAGCATCTGACGGAGGCGCAGCGCCGGGCCTATCGCATCACGGACAACAAGCTGACGGAACTCGGCACCTGGGACGAGGCGCTGCTGTCGGCGGAACTGAACGATCTCCTGGCCGAGGATTTCGACCTGTCGCTGGTCGGTTTCTCCGACGGCGAACTCGACAAGCTGCTGGCCTACGTCGCGGAAGACGACGGGGACGAGGGCGGCGCCGGGGGCTCGGTGCCTCCGGTGACCATCCCCGAACCACCGCGCAATCCTGCGTCGCAGACGGGGGATCTATGGATCCTCGGCGACCATCGGCTGCTCTGCGGCGACAGCACAAGCCACGACGATGTGCGCCGCCTGATGAATGGCGAGCGCGCGATCCTGTTCGCGACCGATCCGCCGTATCTGGTCGACTACGATGGCTCGAACCATCCGACCCGCAACAAGGATTGGTCGGCGTCCTATGGCACCACCTGGGACGACAGCTCGCAGGGTGCGGAGCTCTACGACGGATTCATCGCTGCCGCTGTCGCCGAAGCGATCACCGAGGACGCGGCCTGGTACTGCTGGCACGCCTCGCGCCGCCAGGCGATGCTTGAGGCCTGCTGGGAGAAGGCTGGAGCCTTCGTCCACCAGCAGATCATCTGGGTGAAGGATCGCGGCGTCCTGACCCGGTCCCACTACCTCTGGAAGCACGAGCCCTGCTTCATGGGCTGGCGCCGCCCGAACCGCCCGCCGAAGGTGGCCGAGCAGACGCTGCCTTCGACCTGGGAAATGCCGTCCTTCGCCAAGGACGAGCGCCCTGACCATCCGACGCCGAAGCCGCTCGACGCCTTCGGCATTCCGATGCGCCAGCACGTCGCCCGCGGCGGGCTCTGCTACGAGCCGTTCTCGGGGTCCGGGTCGCAGATCATGGCGGGCGAAGCCAATGGCCGCCGCGTCTTCGCAATGGAAATCAGCCCGGCCTATGTCGATGTCGCCGTGGAACGCTGGCAGGCCGAGACGGGGCGTGAGGCGATCCTCGACGGCGACGGTCGGACCTTCGCGCAGGTGAGATCCGAGCGGCTGGGCGACGACGCCGACGCCCCGGCCGATACGCCGGATACGGACGCTGCCCCCGAACCCGCGCGAAAGCGCAAGACCGCCGCGTGACATGCATGACCTGGCTTTACCTTCCTCCGGAGACGCTTCCGGAGCCGGAGACGCATGCCTCTTCGGCCTCTCCCTCTGCTCCGGCGCGGGTGGTCTCGACCTCGGGCTCGCCATCGCCATCCCCGGATATCGTGCTGTGGGCCATGTCGAACGGGAAACCTTCGCCGCAGCCGCTCTCGTGGCGCGGATGGAAGACGCGTCCCTGGATCAGGCTGTTGTCTGGGACGACGTTGCCACCTTTGACGGCCGCCCGTGGCGCGGCGCGGTGGACATCGTCACTGCGGGCTATCCGTGCCAGCCGTTCTCCGTCGCGGGCAAGCGCCGGGGCACGGACGACCCGCGCCACCTCTGGCCCCATGTCGCCCGCATCATCGGCGAGGTCGAGCCGCCCTTCGTCTTCCTCGAGAATGTCGCCCATCATCTCCGCCTCGGCTTCCCCGAAGTCGCCGCAGGACTGGTCGGCATGGGCTACCGCCTTGCGGCGGGCCTCTTCACGGCGGCGGAAGTCGGCGCGCCCCACAAGCGCGAACGCCTGTTCATCCTTGCCGTCCTCGAGGGGGACGAGCTGGCCGACCCCGCGCGCCTGCTCTGGCACCCGCTCGAGTGGCGGGAACCGGACGGAATTGCTGCGCCTCTGGCCGACGCCGAGGGCCAGCGCCAACGAGAACCGGCAGACGAAACCGACGCCCTCGCAGGCAGCGGGCCAGCACGGGATGAACCTGGCGACCACCGCCGCGATGTGGCCGACGCCAATGGCGAACGACGGCTGCAAGCCGAGCGCGGGCAACCGGCGGACAGCGGACCTGACTCGTTCGGCGGGCATGTGGATGACGCCAACGGCCCGCGATCACAAGGATGGCGCGACGAGCTTGGCGAACACGCCGGTGAACGGTCTGCTTGGCCGCCAGGTCCTGGTGACGCCGATGGCTGGGCGCGATACCTCCGAGCCGCGCCGGACCTTGAACCCGCAGTTCGTAGAGGCGCTGATGGGCTGGCCCACCGGGTGGACCGGCTTCGCCTCTGTGGCAACGGCGTGGTCCCGCTGGTTGCGGCGCATGCGCTGCGAACTTTGGCGGCTGAACTGCTGGCCGATGGATGAGGTAGCGGCATGAAACAGTCCCGCCTCATGTCGCTGGTCGAGTCCGTCGCCAACGTGATCGTCGGCTACGGCGTTGCGGTCGTCACGCAGATCCTGATCTTCCCGATCTTCGGGCTGCACACGACGCTGGCCCAGAACCTGAAGATGGGGGCGGTGTTCACGGTCGTTAGCATCGCGCGGTCCTACGTCCTGCGGCGACTGTTCGAGGCAATACGGGTGCGATAGCCACGAACATCGAGCGCGCGAGCCGTGAGGCTGAACGCCGCGTCAGTCCAAATGAAGCGGCCCGAACATGCCCGACTCCACCATCGCCGTGTAAACGCGTTTCATCGCCATCGCAGTTTCTTGGGTCACGAACAGCGATGAGCGTGAGCCATATGGGTCACCGAGGAGATATGGGCGCATCGTGTCCCAGCGCTCGCCGACCTCAGCTCGGTGCCACATCCGCATCTCCTGCTGGATCATCAGAGGCACGGCGAGCTTCTTTGGCACCATGTGCCTCTCTGGAAAAACGTCGTGCCAGTCGCAGCGAACGAGGATCGGCGTGGTGCCCGAATTGTAGAAGGGTACATCCAGCCGTTCGGCTGTGATCGTAGCGCAGGGATGCGATTTCATAGCCTCGACCGACTCGATGATCTTCGATCCATCTCCGTAGGGACACGAAACGAACGCGTGTGCGAAATGGACGGTGTGATCCAGCCCATGATAGCCACAACGGTCGCTGGGATGCGTCACCGGCATCTGGGGGTTTTCCTGCGGCACCAACGGGTGCCACGTCGGATATCCACGTATGACAGGACCGTGCGCGTCGATCAGGTCTTGCAGCGCTTCGTCCGCCTTCTGGCGCTGGTCGGCATCGACCCCGGGCGACAGGACCAAAGTCCGTCGCGCCCGCTCGTAGCCGTCGTGTGCCGCTTCGTCTGCTCGAAATGCCATGGGTGTCTGCCTTTCATCCGGGTTACACGGAAGATAGAGACCGCGCATGAAAATGCAATATCGTGCGTGAAGTATCATATTCGCGCGAGAGATGTGGATATCGCGGGTGAAACCGGTCGTTTCACGTTGGCCGGAGGCGCCGCTGCACGAAGATACCGCCGCCCCGGCGGGACGGCGGCCATCAACTTGTCGGGGTCCGGCGCGTCAGGCGGCGGGGAGTTTGTACACGCGCCCCCGATCCTCGACCTTCTCCGAGGTCACCTCGAGCCCGAGCTTCTTCTTCAGCGCCCCGGCCATCGCGCCGCGCACCGTGTGCGACTGCCAGCCCGTCGCGGCCATGATCTCCTCGATGGTCGCGCCGTCCGGTGCGCGCAGCATGGCGATCAGCGTGGCCTGCTTGGTGCCCTCGCGCGGTGTGCGCGTCTTGAGCGCGCACTCGGTCACGGCGGGGGTGTCCGGCGCGGGCTGCTCGGTCGGTGCATCCGTCGCGCCCGCAGGCGCGGGGTTCGCGTCGTCGGGCTCGACGCCGATGGCGGCGAGACCTGCGTCGGTGGCGACCAGCGTGACGCCGTGGCCGTCGCCTGTCTCGCGCCAGACGGGCTCGCCCTTGCGCATGTCGGCGTCGACCTCTTCGAGGAAGCCCTTGGCGAGCATCGCGCCGACCACCTTGGTGGCGGCCCCGCCGCGCAAGCTGTCAGGGAGCGGCAGGGCGATGCGGTCCTCGCGCTGTGCGGCGGCGCTGAGGATGATGGCTTGGGTATCGGAAAGCTTGGTCATGGGGTCGTCTCCGTATTCGGGCCCGCGTCATGCGGCGCCTTCTACGACCCCGAGCCGCGCAGGGCGCGCGGCGGGAGTTCCGGCAGTGCCGGAGATCAGCGGGCGTGCTCGCCCTCGCCGAAGGCGCTGTCGGTTATGCGCTTCAGCAGGCTGGCGTAGTGTTCGAGGGTGCCGACCATGGCCCAGCCCGCCTCGTCGGGGTGGCAGTTGAAATGGTCGTCGCTGAGCGCCTGCAGGCGGGCGAGCATCTCGTCGATCTCGGCCTTCTTGCCGATGAAGGCCGCGAGCGCGGCTTCCTTGTTCCGGCGCGCCTTCTCGGCGCGGGCCTCAAAGCGCGGGGTGGTGATCGGGTTCAGTCGGGTTGTCATCGTGGTGGCTCCTTGGTGAGTTGCATCGCTTCGTTGGAGTGACGTTCGCTCCGGTGGCGACGCTTATCAACTCGATAAGCACATGATTTTGAATGATAATCGGAGCCGTCGATGCAGGGCATGAGCGAGCGCCAGTATGCCGCGCATGTCGGGCTTTCGCGGGGCGCGATCCAGAAAGCGAAGACGGCCGAACGGCTGGTCCTCTATCCCGACGGCAGCATCAACGCGGCCGCCAGCGACGCGCGGCGGGCAGAGACAACGGACCCTTCGAAGACGAGGAAGCCGCCCGCGCCGAAGCTGAAGCCCGTCCCCGAGGCGGCGGTCGCCGCTGTCGGCGACACGCTGCGCGAACAGGGTCTGGCGGTCCCCGCGGTCGGCGGCGGCACGACCTTCCTGCAGGCGAAGACGGCTAACGAAGTGCTGAAGGCGCAGGAGCGGCGCATCCGACTCCAGAAGCTGAAGGGGGAGTTGATCGAGCGGGCCCGCGCGCTGGCGCTGGTGTTCCGCCTGGCGCGGGAGGAACGGGACGCATGGGTGACCTGGCCTGCGCGCGCGGCGGCGCTGATGGCGGCCGAGCTCTCGGCCTCGTGCAGCGAGGCGACAGGCCAGCAGATCACCGTGGAGCCAGCCGCGATGCAGAAGGTTCTGGAGAAACATGTACGCGCCCACCTCGACGAACTCGCCGAGGTCCGGCCTGACTTCCGTTGAGAGCGGCGATGGCCTGACGGACTTCGACGGCGCGGGCGAGATCCTGCGCGCCTGGGGCAACGGGCTGCGGCCCGACCCGGACCTGACCGTTTCGGAATGGGCGGACCGGCACCGGATGCTCTCGGGCCGCGCCTCGGCCGAACCCGGGCGGTATCGCACGGTGCGCACGCCCTACATGCGCGAGATCATGGACCGGCTTAGCCCCGGCGATCCCACCCAGCGGATCGTGTTCATGAAGGCCGCACAGGTCGGCGCGACCGAGGCGGGCAACAACTGGATCGGGTTCGCCATCCACCAGGCGCCGGGGCCGATGCTGGCGGTCCAGCCCACGGTCGAGCTGGCCAAGCGCAACTCGCGCCAGCGGATCGACCCGCTGATCGACGAGAGCCCCGAGCTGCGGGAGCGGGTGAAGCCCGCGCGCTCCCGCGATGCGGGCAACACAATGCTGTCCAAGGAATTCGCGGGCGGCATCCTGATCATGACCGGGGCGAACTCGGCGGTCGGGCTGCGCTCCACACCAGCACGCTACATCTTCCTCGACGAGGTCGACGCCTATCCGGCCTCGGCCGATGAGGAAGGCGATCCGGTCACGCTGGCGGAAGCGCGATCGCTGACCTTTGCCCACCGGCGCAAGGTACTCCTGGTCTCGACGCCCACCATCCGGGGGCTGAGCCGGATCGAGCGGGAATACGAGGCCTCGGACCAGCGCCGGTACTTCGTGCCGTGCCCGCATTGCGGCGCGATGCAGTGGCTGAAGTTCGACCGGCTGCGCTGGCAGAAGGGCCGCCCGGAGACGGCGGAGTATCACTGCGAGGGCTGCGATGCGGCAATCGCGGAACACCACAAGACGGCGATGCTGGAGGGCGGCGAATGGCGCGCGACCGCCACGGCCGCCGATCCGACCACGGTCGGGTATCACCTCTCGGCGCTCTACTCGCCGATCGGCTGGCTAAGCTGGGAGCGGATCGTGCGGGCATGGGACGCGGCACAGGGTTCTGACGAAGCGATCAAGGCGTTCCGCAACACCATCCTCGGCGAGACCTGGGTCGAGACCGGAGAAGCTCCCGACTGGCAGCGGCTCTATGACCGGCGCGAGCGCTGGACATCCGGCACGGTGCCTGTGGGCGGGCTGTTCCTGACGGCCGGTGCCGACGTGCAGAAGGACCGGATCGAGGTAGACGTCTGGGCCTGGGGTCGCGGGCTGGAAAGCTGGCTCGTCGATCACGTCGTGATCGAGGGCGGGCCGGATCGGCACGACGCATGGTCGGAGCTGACCGCGCTGCTCGACCGATCCTGGCCGCACGAACGCGGCGCGCATCTCAGGATCGCGCGGCTCGCCATCGACACCGGCTACGAGGCCCCGGCGGTCTATTCCTGGTCGCGGGCGCAGGGGTTCGGGCAGGTGTCGCCGGTCAAGGGCGTCGAGGGCTTCAACCGCTCAAGCCCGGTCTCGGGGCCAACCTTCGTCGACGCGACCGAGGGCGGGAAACGCCTGCGGCGCGGGGCGCGGCTCTGGACCGTGGCGGTGTCGACCTTCAAGGCCGAGACCTATCGCTTCCTGCGACTGGCGCGGCCGACCGAGGAGGAGATGGCCGACGGCGCGGCGTTCCCGCCCGGCTCGGTGCACCTGCCGCACTGGGTCGAGAACGAATGGTTGAAGCAGTTCGTCGCCGAACAGCTGGTGACGGTGCGCACCAAGCGCGGCTTCGCCCGGCTCGAATGGCAGAAGCTGCGCGAGCGCAACGAGGCGCTGGACTGCCGGGTCTATGCCCGCGCCGCCGCATGGATCGCGGGCGCGGACCGCTGGCCCGACGAGAAATGGCGCGACCTCGAGGATCAGCTCGGGGCGGCCCCCACCGACACCGATCCCGCTGGGCAGATCAACCGGCCGGGACAGGCCCCGCAGGGCAAGCGCCGCTCCGACTGGCTCGGACGGCGCGGAGGATGGTTCTGATGACGGACTGGACGGAAACCGAGCTCTCGGCGCTGCGCCGGGCCTATGCCAGCGGCACGACGCGGGTGAGCTATGACGGCAAGTCCGTGGACTACGGCTCGGCCGAGGATCTGTTGGCGCGCATCCGCACCATCGAGCGCGCCATTGCGGGCGTCAACCGACCGCTGCCGATGGCCGGGCTCGCGGGCTTCTCGCGCGGGGACCGGTGATGTCGGCGAACTGGTTCGACCACGCCATCGCCACGGTGGCGCCGCGCATGGCGGCCCGCCGCGTGCTGGCGCGTCAGGCCTTCGAGACGCTGACGCGCGGGTATGACGGGGCCGCGCGCGGGCGGCGCACCGAGGGTTGGCGCGCGCCGGGATCCTCGGCCGACACCGAGATCGGCGTGACCGGGGCGCTGCTGCGCGACCGGATGCGCGATCTCGTGCGCAACAACCCGCATGCGGCCAAGGCCGTTGCGGTGCTGGTCAACAACATCATCGGCGCAGGCATCATGCCGCGCGCCGCCAGCGGCGACGACAAGCTTGACCGGAAGGTCGATGCGCTCTTCGAGCGCTGGACGGCGGACTGCGATGCCGACGGCCAGCTCGACTTCTACGGTCTGCAAACGCTGATCTGCCGCGAGATGGTCGAGGCGGGCGAAGTTCTGGTGCGCCGTCGCCTGCGGCGCGCGAGCGACGGACTGCCGGTGCCGTTGCAATTGCAGGTGCTGGAGGCGGACTTCCTCGACGCCACGAAATCCGGCGCGCTCGGCGCGGGCCGCCTCGTGCAGGGGATCGAGTTCGACCCGGTCGGCAAGCGCCGGGCCTACTGGCTCCATGCCGAACATCCGGGCGACGCCTACGGGGCCTTGCAGAACGGCCTGCAGAGCCGCCCGATCCCGGCGGCCGAGATTGCCCATGTCTACGAGAAGCAGCGCACGCAGGCGCGCGGCGTCCCTTGGGGCGCGCCGGTGATCCGCAGCTTGCGCGATCTCGACGATTACGAGGTCGCCGAGCTGGTCCGCAAGAAGACCGAGGCCTGCGTCACCGCCATCGTCTTCGGCGATGATGAGGCGCAACAGGGCATCGCGCCCTCGGTGGTCGATGCCGACGGGAACCGGGTGGAGCAGTTCGAGCCGGGGCTGATCGCCTATGCCCGTGGCGGCAAGGACATCCGCTTCAACCAGCCCTCGGCCACAGGCGGCTATGGCGAATACAAGCGGGCCAGCCTGCACACGATCTCGGCCGGGTTCCGGGTGCCCTATGAGCTGCTGACCGGGGACCTGTCCCAGGTGAACTATTCCTCGATCCGCGCGGGACTCGTCGAGTTCCGCCGCCAAATCGACGCCGTGCAATGGCAGCTGTTCATCCCGATGTTCTGCGCGCCGGTCTGGCGCTGGTTCACCGAGGCTGCGTGGGCGGCGGGGCAGATCCCGTCGCCGACCGTGCCGGTCGAGTGGTCGCCGCCGAAGTTCGAGGCGGTCGATCCGCAGAAGGACGCGATGGCGAACCTGCTGTCGATCCGCTCCGGCACCATGACGCTGGCCGAGGTGATTGCGAAACAGGGCCGTAATCCCGACGCCGTGCTGGCGGAGATCGCCGCGACCAACGCCAAGCTCGACGCGCTGGGGCTGGTCCTCGACAGCGATCCACGGCGCGTCACCAAGACCGGCAGCGCGCAGACCGGCGACCCGGCGAATGATCAGGCCGCCGACGAACCGGACACCAACGACCCGGCGGCCGACGCGGATACAGACCCGGCGCAGGCCGACCAACAGGACTGATCTCATGGACACGATGATCGAACTGCCGGCCATGCGCCGGTCGGCGGAGCTTGCTCCGAACACCGCCGATGCCGACAGCCGCACCGTCGAGGTGGTCTGGTCGGCGGGGGCCCGCGTCCGCCGCGCCACCTTCTTCGGCGAGCCCTATGACGAGGAACTGAGCCTCGACCCGGCCCATGTCCGGCTCGACCGGCTGAACGCGGGCGCGCCCTTCCTGAAGGTGCACGAGCTCGACACGCTCGACGCGGTGATCGGCTCGGTCGTGCCGGGGTCGGCGCGGATCGAGAACGGCCGGGGCATCGCGCTGGTGCGGATCAGCGAACGCGCCGATGTCGAGCCGATCTGGCGCGACATTCAGGCCGGGCACATCCGCGCGATCTCGATCGGCTATCAGGTCCACCGCTTCGAGGTCTCGAAGCCCGAGGCCGCGCGCGAACTCTGGCGCGCGGTGGACTGGACGCCGTTCGAGGTCTCCGCCGTCGCGGTCGGCGCCGATCCCGCCGCGGGCTTCCGCGCCCAGCATCCCCTTCACGACTGCGTCCTTTACCGCCGGGACGCCCCCACACCGCAAGGAGCATCCCCGATGACGGACAAGACCCAGACCCCGGCGAGCGACGCCGCAACCCCCGCCACCACCCAGCCGACCGCGCCGGTCGAAACCGAGGACACCCCCATGACCGAGCCGAAAGCCGCTGCGCCCGACCCGAAGGACTCGGCCAGCGAGACGCGCAACCAGCCGAAGACGCAGGCAACTCCTGCGCCTGATACCGAGGTTGTCGCCACCCGCGCCCGCGAGGCCGAGCGCGACCGCGTCTCCACCATCTACGATCTGGCCGGGCGGCTGAACCTCGAGCGCGGTTTCGCCGAGGATCTGGTCAAGCGCGGCGTCAGCGTCGACGAGTCCCGCCGCCTGATCCTCGACCAGGTCGCGGCCAAGTCGGACGAGACCCGGACCTTCCCCCATGTCTCCGTCCCGCTCGGCGGCCGGGACGAACACATCACCCGCCGCGATGCGGTGGCGAACGCGCTGCTGCACCGCTACAGCCCGACGCTGTTCACGCTGGAGGACGCCGCGCGCCAGTATCGCGGCATGACCCTGCTGGAACTGGCCCGCGAAAGCCTCGGCAATGCGGGCGTCAACACGCGGGGCCTGTCGCGCGACGAGGTGGCGACACGGGCCCTGCATTCGACCTCGGACTTCCCCGAGATCCTGTCGGCGGTCACCAACAAGACCCTGCGGCAAGCCTACGAGGCCTATCCCCGCACCTTCATGCTGTTCTGCCGCCAGGTGCTCGCCACCGACTTCAAGGCCATGCACCGGGTGCAGCTCGGCGAAGCGCCGCAGCTGCTCGAAGTCGGCGAGAGCGGCGAGTTCAAGCGCGGCACGCTCGGAGAGAGCAAGGAGAGCTACAAGGTCAAGACCTATGGCCGGGTGGTCGCCATCACCCGCCAGACGCTGATCAACGACGATCTCGACGCCTTCACCCGCATCCCCGCGATGTACGGCAACTCCATCGCGCAGCTGGAGTCGGACGTCGTCTGGGGCATCATCACCGCCAACCCGGCGATGGCCGACGGCAACGCGCTGTTCCACACCACCCACAAGAACCTCGCGGGCACCGGCACGGCGCTGGCCGTCGAGGCAGTCGGTGCGGCGCGGGCGGCGATGGCCAAGCAGACCGGCCTCGACAAGAAGACGGTGCTGAACGTCCGCCCCGCCTTCCTGATCGTGCCTGCCTCGCTGGAACTGAAGGCCGAGCAGCTGGTCGCCCAGAACCTGGTGCCCGCCGCGACGTCCAGCGTGGTGCCGCAGTCGATCCGCACGCTCGCGCCGATCAGCGAGCCGCGCCTCGACGCAGCCAGCGAGACCGCCTGGTATCTGGCGGCCAGCCCCAACCAGATCGACACCATCGAGTACGCCTATCTCGAGGGTCAGCAGGGCGCCTACATCGAGACGCGCAACGGCTTCGACGTCGACGGGGTCGAGATCAAGTGCCGCCTCAACTTCGGCGCCAAGGCCATCGACTGGCGCGGCCTCTACAAGAACCCGGGCGCATAACCCGCACCCCATGCTGAACCCTGACACACGGGCGGCCCTTGTGCCGCCCGTTCCCATTTCCGCGAAAGGAAAGCGCGATGAAAACCTTCGTCCAGCCCGGCAACACCATCACCCTGACCGCGCCTTATGCCGTCGCCTCGGGCAACGGCCTGCTCGTCGGCTCCATCTTCGGCATCGCCGCCGGAGACGCCGCCCTCGGCGAACCCGTCGAGACCGCGCTCGTCGGCGTCTTCGACATCACCAAGGTCGGCTCTCAGGCCTGGACCGTCGGCGCCAAGGTCTATTGGGACGACACCAACAAGCGCTGCACCACGGTCGCGACCGACAACACGCCCATCGGCGTGGCCGTCGAGGCGGTGGCGAGCGGCGCGGGCGACACGATCGGGCGGGTGCGCCTGAACGCGGCCTTCTGATGAGCGCCTTCGCCGCCGCCGTGGGCGCGCTCTTTGCCGACCCAAATGTCGGCCGGGACGCGGTCTATATCGCCGACGGCGGCGCGCCCGTGCTGGTGCGTGCCGTCGCCCGGCGCGCGGACGCGGTCACCGACTTCGGCGATGCGCGGCTCTGGTCCGAGACCACCCGGATCGACCTGCGCGTGGCCGAGGTGGCGAACCCGCGTCCCGGCGACCGGATTGAAATCGACAGCGAGGCCTTCCTTATTCAGGGCGAGCCGGTCCATGACCGCGAGCGGCTGGTCTGGACCGTCGACCTGCGCCCGGCGTGACGGCCATGAAATTGAAGCTCGACATCGATCCCGACATCGTAGCCATGATGGCGGCCGAGGTCGCGGCGGGCGAACGCGCGGTGACGGCCGCCATGCGCGAGGCCGGAACCGGCCTCAAGGCCGCTTGGCGCGGCCAGATTACCGGCGCGGGACTCGGCACACGGCTGGCCAACTCGATCCGGAGCCAGAACTTCCCGAGATCGGGCGAAAGCCTGGATGCCGCGGCGCTGGTCTGGTCGAAGGCGCCGGTCATCGTGGGCGCGCATGACACGGGGCCGCTGATCCGCTCGAAGAGCGGGTTCTGGCTGGCGATCCCGCTACCCGCGGCGGGCAAGTCGCTGCGCGGCGGCCGGATCACGCCCGGCGAATGGGAACGGCGACGAGGGCTGCGCCTCCGCTTCGTCTATCGCCGCACCGGGCCGAGCCTGCTGGTGGCGGAGGGTCGGCTGAACACGAAGGGCCAGGCGGTGGTGTCGCGCTCGAAGACCGGGCGCGGCAAGGTCACGGCACCGATCTTCCTACTGGTGCCGCAGGTCAAGCTGCCGAAGCGGCTGGACCTCGCGCGGGATGCAGACCGGGCGTTGGACAGCGTACCGGGGCTGATCGTGGCCAACTGGGTGGAGGCGAAGCTATGATCAGCGCCTGAACAAGAGCAGCCTCAGGTCAGGCCCAGAGACGCCAGCGCGACACCGGCCAGCGCACAGCCCGCAAGGACCGTCACGGCGCCCAGCCGGAAGCGGAAGACAGCCACGAGCGCGGCGAGCACCAGCGCCGCAGCCGCCAGGTTCACTGTGGACCAGACGGGCACATCCAGATCGAGGCCGTACGCTGTAACGGTCCGCACCTCGTCGAAGACCACATGCAGACCGAACCAGACGGCGAGGTTCAGGATGACGCCCACCACGGCCGCGGTGATGGCGGTCAGTGCCGCCGTCAGCACCGCGTTATCGCGCAGACGCTCGATGAAGGGCGCGCCGAGGAAGATCCACAGGAAGCAGGGAACGAAGGTAACCCATGTCGTCAGAAGCCCGCCGAGCGTCGCGGCCACAAGGGGCGACAGGCCGCTCGCCTCGCGGAAGGCGCCCATGAAGCCCACGAACTGCGTAACCATGATCAGCGGCCCCGGCGTCGTCTCCGCCATGCCGAGGCCGTCCAGCATCTCGCCGGGAGCGAGCCAGCCGAAGTTCTGCACCGCCTCCTGCGCGACATAGGCCAGCACCGCATAGGCGCCGCCGAAGGTCACCACTGCCATGACGCTGAAGAAACCCGCGATCTGCGAAAACACGTTCTCTGGCCCAAGGGCCGCGAACAACACCGCCACCGGGGCAAGCCAGAGGACGAGGAAGACGCCGGAAATCCGAAAGGCCCACCCCCGATTGACCTGCGTGTGATCCGGCGATTCCTCACCCAGCAGGGTGTCGGCGTCGTCGACCTGCACCTTGCCGACCTTGCCGTGTCCGCCGCCGCCATGGAATGCAGGCAGGCCCGCACGCGCCCCGAAGAACCCGATAAGGCCAGCGACCAGGATGATCAGCGGAAACGGAACCGCAAACCCGAAGATCGCAACGAAGGAGGCGGCGGCGATGGCGAGCATCGCCCCGTTTTTCAGCGCGCGCGAGCCGATGCGGATGACCGCCTGCACCACGATGGCCAGCACAGCGGCCTTGAGCCCGAAGAACAGCGCCTCGACGGGCCCCACATTGCCGTAGAGCGCGTAGATCCAGCTCAGCGCCATGATCGCCACGACGCCGGGCAGCACGAAGAGGACGCCCGCGATGATGCCGCCCACCGTGCGGTGCATCAGCCAGCCGATATAGACGGCGAGCTGCATGGCCTCCGGCCCAGGCAGGAGCATGCAGTAGTTGAGCGCATGCAGGAATCGCTTCTCGCCCAGCCAGCGCTGCTCCTCGACGAGGATGCGGTGCATGAGTGCGATCTGCCCTGCCGGACCGCCGAAGCTCAGGAGGCCGATGCGGGCCCAGATGCGGGTGGCTGCCGCCAGCGTGGGGTATGCGCGGTCCTGCATCAGTCTGCCTTCGGCTTGTTGGTGGGCCAGTTGTGGGTCTCGTCGGTCGCGTCCCGCGCCCAGCGATAGAAGGCGTCGTAGAGCAGCATTCCGGCCTCCAGCTGCTCCAGATCGTCGGAATACATCCGCGACAGGCCGAGCGATGCGGCCAGCAGACCGGCCGCCTCGGGAGCGAGGTCGAGCCGGGCGGTATCGGCGCCGCGCACGATTGTGGCGAGCCGGTCTAGCGCGGGAATGCTCAGACCGAACTCGGCCAGCATAACGTCGAAAGTGCAGAGGTCGTCCCGGTGGCTCCAGAACACGGCTTCGATGTCGAAGGGCGACGCGTTGTAGCGTTCGGCGACGCCCACCACCTCGGCGGGCGCAACGAACAGGATGATCGCGCGGGGATCGAGAAAGCGCCGGATCAGCCAAGGGCAAGCGATGCGGTCGATCTTGGGACGGGAGCGCGTCACCCAGATGGTGCGGCCCTGCGCGTCGCGCGCGGGCAGCTTCGCGGGATCGATCAGCGGCAGCCCGGCCGAGCGCCAAGCCTCGAACCCGCCCTCGAGATACTCGGACGGGCAACCTTCGGCGCGAAGCAAGGCGGCAGTGCCCTGACTGCGCCGGTGACCGGCCTGACAAACGGCGATCGAAGGCTGGCCGCCGAGCTGTGGCGCGAGGGCGGCGAGCGCCTGGTCGTCGATCCGGACAGAACCTGGGAGCAATCGTGGATCGGCGGCGAAATCTTCCTCGGACCGCACGTCGAGCAGGAGCGGTGCGCGGGGGGTTCCGATGATGCGGGTGAGCTTGTCGAACGAAATGGCATTGGGCGCAGGCATGTGCGTTCCTCCGTCGCCGGGGTTGAACAGGAACGCGATCTTCGGCTGGCGCCTCGTGGGGAGCTCGCAATCCCCATGGGTCCAGTTATCGGAAACGCCCCGAAACTGTCAAGAATTGCAAAGGTCAAGCTGCCCATGTTCGGGCGCTTCGGACATCGAAGAGACCCTCCATGCCCACCCCACGCGAAACCATCCTCGCCGCGCTGCACGCGCGGCTCTCGGCGCTTCCTGCCACCGCCATGCGCGGCGAGGTGCTGCCCGAGCGCGTGCCGGCCGGAGGACTGCTGATCCTGCGCGATGGGGAACCCGGTGAGCCGGAGGTGACGCTGTCGCCCCTGCGCTACCACTACCAGCACCGCGCGGAGATCGAGGCGGTCGTGCAGGGCGCCGACCGTGACGCCGCCTTCGACGCGCTGACCGCCAGCATCGGCACGGCGCTCGCCGCCGACCGCACATTGGGCGGGCTCTGCGACTGGGTCGAGGCCGAAGCGCCGCGCCCGGTCGATCTGCCGGTCGAGGGCGCGGCCAGCCTGAAGGCCGCCGTGATACCGGTGCTGCTGCACTATTCCACGGCCGACCCGCTGGCCTGATCCCGACAACCCGAGGAGAACACCATGGCACGAGCCCAGGGGGCGCGGGCGCTGATGGCGCTTGCGTTCGAGACGACCTATGGAACGCCGCCCGCCAGCGGCTTCACCCGCATGCCCTTCGCCAGCACGTCGCTCGGCGCGGAGCAGCCACTGCTGAACTCCGAGCTTCTCGGCTACGGACGCGACCCGCTGGCGCCGATCAAGGACGCGGTGACCGCCGACGGCGACGTCGTGGTGCCGCTCGACGCCGAGGCCTTCGGCTTCTGGCTGAAGGCCGCGTTCGGCACCCCGACGACCACGGGTGCGGAAGCGCCCTACACCCACGAGTTCCAGTCGGGGTCCTGGACGCTGCCCTCGATGTCGATCGAGACCGGCATGCCGGAGGTGCCGCGCTATGCGATGTATTCCGGCTGCGTGCTCGACCAGCTGACCTGGCAGATGCAGCGCTCGGGGCTGCTCACGGCAACAGCGCGGCTGGTGGCGCAGGGCGAGACGGTGGGCACGACGACCAGCGCCGGGACACCCGCCGCGCTGGAGCTGAAGCGCTTCGGCCATTTCAACGGATCGATCTCCCGCAACGGCACCGCCCTCGGCAACGTGGTCTCGGCCGAGATCACCTATGCCAACAACCTCGACCGGATCGAGACGATCCGCTCGGACGGGCGCATCGATGGTGCCGACCCGTCCATCGCGGCGCTCACGGGTCGGATCGAGGTGCGGTTCGCCGACCAGACGCTGGTGACGCAAGCGATCAACGGCGAGGCCTGCGAGATGGAGTTCGCCTACGTCCTGCCCTCGGGCGAGAGCTTCACCTTCACGGTGCATGCCGTCTACCTGCCGCGCCCGCGGATCGAGATCTCCGGGCCGCAGGGCGTACAGGCGACGTTCGACTGGCAAGCGGCGCGCGACAGCGTGGTCGGCCGGATGTGCACCGCAACCCTCGTGAACGATGTGGAGACGTACTGATGCTCACGCTCGACCTGACGAACGCGCCGCGCTGGCATGACCTTGCGCCGGGCGTCCGGGTGCAGCTGCGCCCATTGACCACCGCCCTGATGGTGGCGACGCGCAGCGATCCCGCCGTCGAGGCGGTGCCTGAGGACGCCTCCGACGAAGAGCGCGCCGTCGCCTTCGCCAAGGCGCTGGCGCGGCGGGCGGTGCTCGCCTGGGAGGGCATCGGCGATGCCGACGGCAATCCCATCGACCCGAGCCCCGAGGCCATCGACGCGCTGCTCGATGTCTGGCCGATCTTCGAGGCCTTCCAGCTGACCTACGTCTCGAAGGGCCTGCTGCTGGAGCAGGAAAAAAACGGCTCCGCGCTCTCGCCGAATGGTACTTCGGCGGGGGCGAGCGCTACTGCCAAGCCTGCACGCAAGCCTGCCCGGACTGCCCGGCGCGGCTGAACCGTCCGCTGACCCATGAGGGCTGGCAGGTCTGGGACCTCGTCGGTCGTCTCGGCGGCCAGCTGCGTGTGTTGCCCGGCGCGGTGATCGGCTGGGACATGTCGGCGGCGCTGGCGCTCGGTGACGCCCTCGGCGTGCCGCCGCTCGCCATGGCCGAACTGCTGCCCGTCATCGAAGCGGTGATGGTCCCGAAGCTGAACGAGGAGCTGGCGGCCAACGGCGGCCCGGGTTTCAGGCCTTGATCTTCTCGATCAGGGTGACGCCGGGCAGACCCTCGAAATGCGGGTCGCAGGTCAGGAGCGTCGCGCCCCGCGCTTTAGCGGTTGCGAAGATGATGGCGTCGGCGGTCGCAAGCTTGTGCTCCCGGCAGGCCTCCGCCGCCGCCAGCGCGATCTCAGTGTCGAGCGGCACGACCAGGCAGACCTGCGTAAAGGCGATCACCTGATCCGCCTTGTCCTCGCCGACCTCGCGGGTCAGCCATTTCGCCAGCTCGAGCTGAATCATGGTCGGCACCAGCCAGTCGGCCTGCTCGGGCAGGTGCTCGGCCACCCTTGCACCTGTCGCGGAGTCGATCAGCCATTCGATCCACGCCGACGTGTCAACGAGGATCATCAGACGCGGTCCGAGCGGTCGCGATAGTCGGTGGCGGTGGCCCCCCGCGCGAGGCCTTTCAGCTCCTCCCGCTTGGGCACTGGCACCAGCAGGACGCCCGTTCCCTTCGGGATGAAGGCGAAGGTCAGCCCTGCCTCCCAGTGCTGCGCTGTGCGGATCGCCTTGGGGATCGAGATCTGGAACTTCGAGGACAGGGTCGCGGTCTCGGCCATGGTCATACCTTCACTTGATCGATGGCATAAACGTAAGACGCCGATACGGCGAAAGCAAGGAGTCTGACCGATGGCCGAGAAACGCGTCAGTGTCCGCCTCGCGGCCGTGGGTGGGCGGCAGGTGCGCGCCGAGCTGGAAGGTGTCGGAGAAGCCGGGTCGCGTGGCTTTGGACGGCTCAGCCGCGAAATGGAGGCGGCGAACGCCCGGCTTGCGGCCTTCTCGCGACGGGTGCGCGTGGCGGCTGCTGCCGCAGTTGCCGCCGCTGCCGCTGCAGGCGTGGCGATGATCCGGTCCGGTCTGCAGACCGTCGATGCGCAGGCGAAGCTCGCGCAGTCCCTCGGCACCACCGTCGCCTCGATCCAGACGCTGGAGCGCGCGGGCGAGTTGGCGGGCGTGTCGATGTCCGGCATCGAGCAGGCAACCAAGGATCTGACGCGCCGTCTCAGCCAGGCGGCTGCCGGGACCGGTCCTGCCGCCGACGCGCTCGACCGGCTGGGCCTTTCCGTCACCGACCTGATCGCCCTGCCGCTGGACCAGCGGGTCGGCGCGATCAACGCCGCCATCGAGAGCTTCGTGCCCGCCGCCGAGCGCGCGGCGGTCGCGGGCCAGCTCTTCGGTGAGGAAGGCTCCATCGCCATGAGCCGGATCGACACCGCGACGCTGCGCCAGGCGACGGAGGACGTGCTTGCTTTCGGGGTCGTGGTCTCCGAGCAGGATGCCGACCAGATCGAGCGCACGAACGACGCCATATCCCGCCTCGGGCTGATCTGGCGCGGGCTGTCGAACCAGCTCGCGGTCGCCGCCGCACCGGCACTGGAAGCCGTCGCCAACGCCATGGCGGCGGTGGCCAGCCGCACTGGCCCGCTCGGCATCGCGATCCGCGGGCTCTTCGACAACATCGGTCGCCTGACCACCTATGCCGCCACCTTCGCGGCCTTTCTCGCGGGCCGCTGGGTGGCGGGGATGGCCGCCGCCGCGCTCTCCGTCCGCGGCCTCGCCACGGCGCTCGTCGTGCTGCGGGGCGCGCTGATCCGCACCGGGATCGGGGCCCTCATCGTGGGCGCGGGAGAGCTTGTCTACCAGTTCACCCGCCTGGTCTGGGGTGCGGGCGGCTTTGGCGAGGCGATGTCGCTCCTGAAGGATCTCGCGGTCGAGGTCTGGGAGCGGATCCGCATGGGCGCTGCTGCGGCGGGTGCAGCCGCCACGGCGATGTTCTTCGACCTGAAGGCTGATGCCGCGTCGGGCATGCAGAGCGCCATCGAGAGCGTCGTCGGTTTCGGGAATACGGCGGCGAACACGTTCGAGGGCGCCTACGAGGCGATCAAGGCGATCTGGGGCCTGCTGCCCGCCGCCATCGGCGATCTGGCGTTCCAGGCCGCCAACAGCCTGGTCGACGGCGTCGAGGCGATGCTGAACGGCGTGGTCTCACGCATCAACGGCTTCATCGGCGGCATCAATCAGGGGCTCGAAGCGCTCGGCTCGGAGCGGCGCATTTCACTCGTGCCGGACGTCGACCTGGGCGAGATCGAGAACCGCTTCGAGGGCGCGGCCAGCACTGCCACGACGGCTGCGCAGGCGGCGTTCGACCGGGCCTTCGAGGACAACCCGCTCACCGCGCCCGATCTTGGTCTGACCGAGGCGGCGGCTCGGGCGCTCGAGTCCGCGAACCTTTACCGCGGCGCCGCGCGCGACCTGGCGGAAGGGGCCCGCGCGCCACTGGAAAGCTGGCAGGCCCTGCGCGACGCGGTGCGCGGTACCGACGAGGCCAGTGCCGACGCTCTGACCGAGGCCACCGGCGCGGCCGAGCGGCTGGAGACGGCACTCGGCGACGCCGGACGGGCCGCGACGGGTGCCGGTGCGGCCGCCGGGGCTGCGGCTGCTGCAGCAGAGCCCGCGACCGAAGCTGCCGTCACCGGCTGGCAGGCGGTCACGGCGGCGCTGTCGGATTACGCCAGCAAGGCGCGCGAGATCGGCGGCGATATCGGCCGGAGCCTCGTCGGCGCCTTCCAGTCGGCCGAGAACGCGGTCGGCCAGTTCGTGAAGACCGGCAAGCTCGACTTCCGCGATCTCGTCACCTCTCTGCTCGCCGATCTCGCCCAGCTGGCGGCGCGGCGGTTCATCCTCGGGCCGATCGCCAATGCACTCTCGGGTGTCTTCGCCGGCGCGGGCGTTCGCGGGGCTTACGCGGCCCCACTGGGGCCACGGTCCCCGCTCACCTACGCCAACGTCCTGCATGCCGGCGGGATGGTCGGATCGGCCGGGCCCTCACGCATGGTCCCGGCCATGGCCTTCGCCGCCGCCCCCCGGATGCATGGCGGCGGCATGGCGGGGCTTCGCCACGACGAAGTCCCGGCGATCCTGCAGCGCGGCGAGCGCGTTCTGTCGCGGCGGGAGGCCCAGACCTACGGCGCGGGTGGCGGGGTCAACGTCACCATCATGGCGCGCGACGCAGAGAGCTTCCGGCAGTCGCGCACGCAGGTTGCGGCCGACATCGCCCGTGCGGTCGCGCTCGGGCGGAGGGGCATGTGATGGCGTTTCACGACGTCCGGTTTCCCGACAACATCAGTCGCGGCGCGCGGGGCGGGCCGGAACGGCGCACGCAGATCGTCGAGCTCGCCTCGGGCGACGAGGAACGCAACGCCAGCTGGGCGAACTCGCGCCGCCGCTACGATGTCGCCTACGGCATCCGCCGTGCCGATGATCTCGCCGCCGTCGTCGCATTCTTCGAGGCGCGCAACGGTCGCCTCCATGGCTTCCGCTTCAAGGACTGGGGCGACCACAAGTCCTGCCTGCCTTCGGGCACGGCATCACCGACCGACCAGTCGATCGGCACCGGTGATGCCACGACGACCGCCTTCCAGCTGGTGAAGCGCTACGCCTCGGGCGCGCAATCCTGGTCGCGCGCCATCGCCAAGCCAGTGGCGGGCACCGTGCGCATCGCGCTCGGCGGGGTCGAGCAGCCTTCCGGCTGGTCGGTCGACACCGCCACCGGCGTCGTCACCTTCGCCGCCGCCCCGGGTTCCGGCGCCGCCATCACCGCGGGCTTCGAGTTCGACGTGCCGGTCCGCTTCGACACCGACGTGCTCGACGTGACGCTCGACCTCGAGCGGCTCGGCTCGATCACCTCCATTCCGCTTCTGGAGATCCGGCGATGAAGACCTTTGACCCCGCCCTGCAGGCCCATCTCGACGAGGGCACGACCACGCTCGCCTGGTGCTGGCGGATCGCCCGCGCCGACGGCACGAGTTTCGGCTTCACCGACCACGACCGGACGCTGAGCTTCGACGGGACGGATTTCGAGCCCGAGAGCGGGCTCACGGCCTCCGAGGTCCGCACGGGCTCCGACCTGTCGGTCGATGCGCAGGACGCCGAGGGCGTGCTGACCTCGGACCGGATCACCGAGACCGACATCCTCGATGGGCGCTGGGACAACGCCGAGGTCGAGGTCTGGCGGGTGAACTGGGCCGATACGAGCCAGCGCGTGCTGATGCGGCGCGGGGCCATTGGCCAGATCCGGCGCGGGCGGCTGGCCTTCGTGGCGGAGGTTCGCTCGCTCGCCCATGTCCTCGGCCAGACGGTGGGGCGGACGTTTCAGGCGACTTGCGACGCCGCGCTCGGCGATGCGCGTTGCGGCGTCGATCTGGAGGATCCGGCGTTCAAGGGCATGGGCGCCGTGATCGATCTCCTGCGGGATCGGGCCTTCACCGCTTTAGGCCTCAGTGGGTTCGCCTCCGGCTGGTTCACCTTGGGGACCATCGAATGGACCAGCGGCGCGAATGCAGGGCGTCGCACCGAGGTGTTGGGCCACGACGTCACTGACGGTATCGCTGTGCTGACCCTGCTCGAAGCGCCGGTGCTCGGAATCGCCGAGGGTGACGCCTTCACCATCCGTGCGGGCTGCGACAAGCGCATTGAGACCTGCGGGGCGAAGTTCGCCAACACCGCCAACTTCCGCGGCTTCCCGCATATTCCCGGCCAGGATGCCGTTCTGCGCTACGCCACGAAGGATGGTGGGCATGAAGGGTCCGTGCTGTGACCTCCGCCGACCCCACCCGCGTAATCGCCATCGCACGGTCCTGGCTGGGCACGCCGTATCACGACCAGGCGAGCTTGCGCGGGGTCGGCTGCGATTGCCTGGGGCTGGCGCGCGGCGTCTGGCGCGAGGTCGTCGGCCCCGAGCCGTTCCCGATCCCGCCCTACAGCCGAGACTGGGGCGAGACGGGGCCGCGCGAGGTGCTGGCCGAGGGCGCGCGGCGCATGATGATTGAGGTGTCGCCCCCCGCGGCCGGTCCCGGCGCGCTGGTGCTCTTCCGCATGAAGCCCCGCGCCATCGCCAAGCATGTCGGGATCCTGACCGGTCCCGACAGCTTCCTCCACGCCTACGAGCGGCTCGGCGTGATCGAGGAACCGCTCACCCAAGCCTGGCGGCGGCGCATCGCCTTCGCCTTCCTTTTCCCTCAACGCTGAGACCTCGATATGGCCACCCTCGTTCTCGGCGCAGCCGGCGCCGCCATCGGCGGCAGCATCGGCGGCGCGATCCTCGGCCTCAGCGCCGCGACCATAGGCGGCTTCATCGGCTCCAGCATCGGCTCGGTCGTCGACAGCTGGATCATCTCGTCGCTGGCGCCGACGCAACGCATCGAGGGCGCGCGGCTCGACACGCTGCGGATCACCTCGGCCACGGAGGGCGCGGTGATCCCGCGGCTCTACGGGCGCATGCGCATGGGCGGCAACATCATCTGGGCCACGGATTTCCGCGAGGAGACCAAGACCACCACGCAGGGCGGCGGCAAGGGTGGCGGGGGCGGCAAGGTCAAAACGACGGAGTATCTGTACTACGCCTCCTTCGCCGTGGCGCTCTGCGAGGGCCCGATCACCGGGATCGGGCGCATCTGGGCCGACGGCAAGCCGATGGAGCTCTCCGGCGTCACCTGGCGCTGGTATCCCGGCGATGAGGCGCAGGCTCCTGACCCGTTCATCGCGGCGAAGATGGGTGCGGCGAACACCCCCGCCTATCGCGGCACCGCCTATGTGGTCTTCGAGGAGCTGGCGCTCTCGACCTACGGCAACCGCCTGCCGCAGCTCTCTTTCGAGGTGTTCCGGCCGCTGGCCGATCCCGACACCGCCGAAGGGCTGACCCGCGCCGTCACCATGATCCCGGCCTCGGGCGAGTTCACCTATGCCACGCAGGCGATCCGCAAGACCGATGGCGGCGCGACGGTGCCCGAGAACCTGAACGCGTTGGCCGACTCCACCGACATGGTGGAGGCGCTGGACAGGTTGCAGGCGATGGCGCCGAAGGTGGAGAGCGTCAGCCTCGTGGTGGCGTGGTTCGGCGACGACCTGCGCGCGGGATCGTGCAAGGTCCGGCCGGGCGTCGAGGTGTCGGCCAAATCCACCACGCCGGCCAGCTGGTCGGTCAATGGCATCAGCCGCGCCAACGCCTTCCTCGTCAGCCGCGACGATCAGGACCGGCCGGTCTATGGCGGCACGCCGTCCGACTTCGCCGTGGTGCAGGCGATCCAGGAGATGAAGGCGCGCGGGCTGCGCGTCACCTTCTATCCATTCATCCTGATGGACGTGCCGCCCGACAACACGCTGCCGAGCCCGTACTCCGACAATGCCGCCGAGACCGGTCAGCCCGCGTTCCCCTGGCGGGGGCGGATCACCTGTTCTCCCGCGGCAGGGTTCGCGGGGACGGTGGACAAGACCGCCACGGCCGCAAGCCAGGTCGCGGCGCTGTTCGGCGCGGCGACGCCCGGCAGCTTCAGCGTTTCGGGTCAGTCAGTCTCCTGGACCGGCGCGCCCGGCGACTGGGGCCTGCGGCGCATGGTGCTGCACTACGCCCATCTCTGCGCGGCGGCGGGCGGGGTCGATGCCTTCCTGATCGGCACCGAGATGCCGGGGCTGACGACGATCCGCTCGGGCGCCAGCACCTATCCGGCGGTGCAGGCCTATCGGGATCTGCTCGCGGATGTGCGCTCGATCCTCGGGTCCGGCACGAAGATCGGCTACGCCGCCGACTGGAGCGAGTATTTCGGCCACCAGCCCGGCGACGGCTCAGGCGATGTTTTCTTCCATCTCGATCCGCTCTGGGCCGATCCGGAGATCGATTTCGTCGGCATCGACAACTACATGCCGCTCTCCGACTGGCGCGACGGGTTCGAACATGCGGACGCGGCCGAGGGCTGGCCCTCGATCTACGACCGGGGCTATCTGCAGGGGAACATCGCGGGCGGCGAAGGCTTCGACTGGTTCTACGCCAGCGCAGCGGATCGCACCGCGCAGGTCCGCACGCCGATCACGGATGGTGCGGTCAGCAAGCCGTGGGTCTTCCGCTACAAGGATCTGCGCGCCTGGTGGGCGAACGCGCATTACGACCGCCCCGGTGGAGTGGAGAGCGCGACGCCGACGGCGTGGGCGCCGGAGTCGAAGCCGATCTGGTTCACCGAGCTCGGCTGTCCGGCCATCGACCGGGGCACCAACCAGCCGAACGTCTTCTTCGACCCGAAGTCGTCGGAGAGCTTCACGCCGCATTTTTCGCGGGGCTGGCGCGACGACGCCATCCAGCGCGCCTATCTCGAGGCGACGTACCTCTGGTGGGGCGATGCCGCGAACAACCCGGTGTCCTCGGTCTACGGCGGCAGGATGGTACACGTCCCCGAATGCGCCGCCTGGACATGGGACGCGCGGCCCTATCCGTTCTTCCCCGCACTGACCGACGTCTGGACGGACGGCGCGAACTGGCGGCTGGGGCACTGGCTGACCGGACGGCTCGGCGCAGTGTCGCTGGCAGCACTCGTCGGCCATCTCTGCCTGCGGGCGGGCATGCCCGAGTCCCTTATCGACGTCAGCGGCCTCTGGGGCGCGGTCGAGGGCTACGCCATCACGGCGCTGGAGAGTCCGCGCGCGTCGATCACCACGCTGTCGCGCCACTTCGGCTTCGACGCGGTGGAGACCGAGGGCGTGATCCGTTTCATCATGCGTGGCCGGGCCTCTGTCGCGACCCTCGCGCCCGACGATCTGGTGGCGGCCCGAGAGGGCGACGTGCTGGAACTGACGCGCGGCCAGGAGACGGAACTGCCGCAGGCGCTAAAATGGCAGGTCGCCCGTGCCGACGAGGATTACGACGCGGCCCTCGTCGAAGCCCGGCGCATCACCGTGGACACGACCCGCATCGCCTCGGAAAGCTTCCCGATGGCGGTGCCGCCCGAGGAGGCCGAGCGGCGTTGCCGCCGCGCGCTGATGGAGGCGTGGGTCGGCCGCGAGACGGCGGCGTTCCGTCTGCCGCCGTCGCGCTTGGCGCTCGATCCGGCCGATGCGATCCGGCTCGCGCATGACGGGCGGCTGGTCGACCTGCGGCTCGTCTCCATCGCCGACGCGGAGGCGCGCGCTATCGAGACGGTCCGGCAGGACCGGGCGACCTACGACCTGCCGCCCGGCGATCCCCGCGCGGCGTCGTTGACGCGCGCCGTGGTGTTCGGCGCGCCGGATGCGCTGCTGATGGACCTGCCGCAGCTGACCGAGGACCAGCCCGCGCACCGGCCGCTGGTCGCGGCGCACGCCGTTCCCTGGCCGGGCGAGATGGCGGTGTTCCGCAGCCCGTCGACCGATGGCTTCGAGCTGCTGACCACGGCTCAGTCCCGCGCCCGGATCGGGGCTCTGGTCTCGGACTTCTACGCGGGGCCGACATCGCGCTTCGATCTCGGCAATGCGCTGGTGGTCGATCTGCTGACCGGGACGCTCGAAAGCGTCACCGACCTGACCCTGTTCGGCGGCGCCAATGCGCTCGCTATCGAGAGCGCGCCCGGCGTCTGGGAGATCGTGCAGGCGGGCGCGGCGGAACTGCTGGCGCCGGGTCGGTATCAGCTCACCCGGCTCCTTCGCGGCCAGCGCGGGACCGAGGGCGCCATGGCCAACCCGGCGCCTGCTGGCGCGCGGGTCGTGGTGCTGGACGCGTCGCTCGCGTCCCTGCCGATCGCCGAGGCCGACCTTGGGATCCCGTGGAACTGGCGCATCGGTCCGGCCAGTCGTCCGTTCAGCGACGAGACCTATGTGGCGCAGCCATTCACGCCGGTGGGCGTGGGGCTGCGGCCGTTCTCCGTCGCGCATGTCGAGCAGCCATGGCGGAAGCCGCGTGCGCCCAGCGATCTGACGATCCGCTGGACGCGCCGGTCCCGCGCGCTGGCGGCCGACAGCTGGGGCGGGCTCGAGGTGCCGCTCGGCGAGGAACTGGAAGCCTACGAGGTCGAGATCCTCGACGGCGCCACCGTGAAGCGCGTGCTTGTCAGCGCGACCACCAGCGCGGTCTACACCGCCGCCCAACAGGCAGCCGACTGGGGCGCGCCGCTCGGCCCCGGCGACACGCTCGACATTCGCATCTCCCAGCTCTCCGCCCTCGTCGGGCGGGGCGCGCCCAAGACCGTCCCGCTGATACTCTGAAGGCCATCCCATGTCCGACGCAACGACCCATCTCCTGCTGCCCTACATCCTGGCGGCGCAGGCCCAGAAGCATGTCACCCACAACGAGGCGCTGCGGATCCTCGACGGGCTCGTCCAGCTCTCCGTCCTCGACAGGGATCTGACAGCACCGCCGGCTTCGCCCGCCGATGGCGACCGCTACATCGTCGGCTCGGGCGCGACGGGCGACTGGGCCAGCTGGGACCTAAACGTCGCACTCTGGACCGATGGCGCCTGGCTCCGCCTGCCCCCACGGACCGGCTGGCGGGCGTGGGTCGAGGACGAGGGGCTGCTGCTGGTCTATGACGGGTCAGGTTGGGTAGGAACCACGCCGGCCGCGCTGCAGAACCTTGCGCTGCTGGGACTCGGCACGACGGCCGATGCGTCGAATCCGTTCTCGGCCAAGCTGAACGCGGCGCTCTGGACCGCGAAGACCTTGGCCGAGGGCGGCACCGGCGATCTGTTCTACACCATGAACAAGGAGGCTGCGGGCGACGATCTCGGCCTGACGCTGCAGACCGGCTTCGTGACCAAGGCGCTGGTGGGGCTGTTCGGCTCGGACAGTTTCCGGCTCGCCGTCTCCGCCGACGGCAGCACCTTCTTCGACGGGCTGAGCGTCGACAACGCGAACGGCATCGTCGATCAGCCCCGGCTGCCGCGGTTCAAGGCGTACACCAACTACGACAACTATGTCGGCGTAGGAACCTGGACGAAGATCGGCCTGAACAACACCGACTATAACGATCAGGGGGCGTTCGACGCCGCGAACAACCATTTCGTGGCGCCTTCGGATGGCACCTACCTCTTCGGCGCGACGCTGCTTTACAAGATCAACGCCAGCGCCACGGCCCGCATGCGCGGGCGGCTCGTGCTGAACGGCACGACGGAAATCCGCGGCTCCCTCGGCGAAATCTCCGCCACCCATGTCTCGCTAGCCACCGCGATCTGGCTGCAGACCATGGTCCCGCTCACTGCGGGCGACACCGTCGAGTTGCAGGGGTATTTCCGGGTCGCGGACGGCTACTTCGCGGCTGACCACACCTCGTTCTGGGGCGCGAAGATCGGCTGA